GAGTGTGATATCAATAAATGAGTGTGATATCAATAAATGAGTGTGATATCAATAAATGAGTGTGATATCAATAAATGAAATCAAATCATCATACATTCTCGAGACATTCGTGCGACATTATTCTGATTGTTTCCTAATCATCATACATCATTAACGCAATATTGTACACTATCTATGGTGATATTCGTGCGAGATTGGAAACAAATCGTGATACATTCCTTGCGGGATTGGAAACAAATCATCATATACATTTGTGCGAGACCTCACACTATCTATGGTGATATTTCGTGCGACTTCTTGCGAGAACATCATACATTATCGAGATTGTCACACAATCTATGGTGATATGTGGCAAACAAATCCTTGCGATTCTCTCGCGACTTTCGGGGGGGGGGTGATTGTTTCCTAATTTTGATACATTCTCGCGTGATTGTTTACAAAATCATCATACATTCGTGCGACTTTCGTGCGACTTTCGTGCGACATTCGTGCGACATTCGTGCGACATTCGTGCGACTTTCGTGCGACTTTCGTGCGACATTCTCGCGAGATTCGTGCGACATTCGTGCGACATTCTCGCGAGATTCGTGCGACATTCGTGCGACATTCTCGCGAGATTCGTGCGAGATTGTTTACAAAATCATCATACTTTCTTGCGATTGTTTCCAAAATCATCATACTTTCGTGCGAGATTGTTTACAAAATCATCATACATTCGTGCGAGATTCGTGCGACATTCTCGCGAGATTCGTGCGAGATTGTTTACAAAATCATCATACTTTCGTACGAGATTGTTTACAAAATCATCATACTTTCGTGCGAGATTGTTTACAAAATCATCATACATTCGTGCGAGACCTCACACAATCTATGGTGATTCTCGCGAGATTGTTTACAAAATCATCATACATTCGTGCGACATTCTCGCGAGATTGTTTACAAAATCATCATACATTCGTGCGACATTCTCGCGTGATTGTTTACAAAATCATCATACATTCGTGCGACATTCTCGCGTGATTGTTTACAAATCATCATACATTCGTGCGACATTCTCGCGAGATTGTTTACAAAATCATCATACTTTCGTGCGAGATTGTTTACAAAATCATCATACATTCGTGCGAGACCTCACACAATCTATGGTGATATTCGTGCGACATTCTTGCGACATTCTTGCGACATTCGTTCTATGGGTGACATTCTCGCGAGATTGTATCCAATGTTGCGACATTCTTGCGACATTCGTTCTATGGGTGACATTCTCGCGAGATTGTATCCAATGTTGCGACATCTATAGTGATTGATTGGTTGTGGGACTTTCTTGCGGCATTCGTGCGACATTTGGGGGGGGGGGTGATATTCTGGGGAATGTTTTGTTGTGGTGCTATTTTTTTCTTTTATTTTTATATACATACTTATGACAACTATGGATTACACTTTCTTCAACTCGTCTCGTACTCCTGACGATTTTACTTCTATTCAACGCGACAACATCAAATTCTCCAATTATCTCTTGGACAATCCTTTGACTTCCCATTCCAATTCTCAGTCCGCTCTTTTGTTCGCCTCTCAACAACATTTTGTTCCTCGATTCACCATTCACGGCTCTCCCTCTACACAATTCATCGACCATGACTCTTCTCTCAAACATTTCATTCTTGATATCGCTCCCACTCCCTCCTTCTCGCGTTTCGGCGCCACCACTCCCTTCCTTATTTCTTCTCTTCCTTACTTACAACACACTGATATTACTCCCGCCAATGAATTTAGAAAAAACAAAACAGAGCACAATAATATTTAGAAACAATAACTAAATCGATACAATAACTAAAATGAATAGCGATTATTATATATTATTGTTATTTATTTGACGCGGCACTATGGTGTTCTATCGCCACTTTTTGTTTGATACGTTCTATACAAAGCAACAATTTATTTTACATTGTACCGGTTAGAATCATGCCCCAAACTATTATGTTATTTGTATGATTGTGCTATGGGCTCCCATTTGCACTGGATATAACAATACAATCAAAATCATCACATACATACAAATACACAATTCGACCCAGGATATAAATTTGCAACCTATTTTTAGAATTCATTCTGATTACCATAAATATCAATATATTTACCAATATCTATTATTTGCATTGGTACCCATCAGTTTAAGAATCAATGGTGTACTGCAATTTGCACAAAAATGGAAGAATTCGAGACATAATCATCCGCGGGTTCTTATTTCTGGAATTATATAACCAATGGATTGAACAACAAGTAATTCATCATTTATATCCCTACAAATCCTCTTATGAATATCCAGCCATTGCTAACAAAATGAAGCATGATACAAATTATAACATTATACGACGCCATATTGTCCAACAAGCAACATACATGTACAAAATGGGAAAAACAATGTAAAACTTGGATTGTAGTATATATATTACATTGATTGAATATGTCATATCCATTGAATGTATCGGTGCAGTATACGGACGACGAACAATACCGGACATGCATCGAAGAAATTTTCGGCCCGAATTTGGAGAACTTCAATTCCCTCATCCAATACATTTACGACATTACAAAAACCAATGCGAGATTGTTGCATCTCTACGAGATAACCGCCCATCAATTGTTGTCGATGGATGCACAAATGGGTCTAGTTGTTCTATTTTCGTATGATTATTTGGGGTCGTTTCATTCCATACTGTCGCACTATTTGTTGCACAACACGATAGATTCGTCACTGGATGAATTAATGGCGAGAATCAATGATAAAAAATAATTACCTAATTTAAATACAAATCATGGCTTCCGGGCGAGATAAAAACTCATTAGGTAATTATTCTTTAGAACAATTTTCTTTGCAAAAGCATCGCGAATATTTGACTGACTCTGACTATTCTGTGGCAAAAAAAACGTTCCTTCCTGGAAATGGATTGTTGACGGGGAGATATTCCAATGCACTACTTTCAAACAACGGTACTGACATTGAATCTTTTTTGTATGGAATCGGTGCCAACAATTTGGTGTCGCCTCCACCACGATTGGTGGCCAATATACAACAATTGGACCAATTGTCATTGTTTGAAACGCTCCCAGTCCTTGTACCTCAAAGCTGGGAACCCGACAAGGGACAACGTTTACGATTGTTCCAATAAATAATTGTGCAAAATATTTTCGCTGTTGCGGTTTTGAATATCACCATAGACCAAACAAGAGGTTTCGTATATTTTACGAATGACTTCATTGGGGGCCGAAGACCCTACCTTGATTAATCCTTGTTTAATCAACTGTTTTTTGATTTCGGTTATGGGCACTGTTTTCATTTCGTTGCATTTTTGTTTGATTGTATTTCTCATGGAGGAATTGGAAATCATGACACCCACTTGTTGAGGATTGTATCTTTGTTTTCCCACGTGATATTTTATTTTTTGCGTCGTTCTTATTCTGGAATGGGGTGGTTGAACCGGAGTCGGTTCCGATGTTTTCTCGTGATATTGAAACCTTTCTTGGATTTTCAATTTGGTGTCAATGTCTTGAGGTTTAGTAAATGATGACCGAGGCATATCGTGCTTCAAAAATCGCGGATGCAATACAATATTGGTCGAAATCGGTGCAGGGACGGAAGGGACGGAAGGGACGGAAGGGACGGAAGGGACGGAAGGGACGGAAGGGACGGAAGGGACGGAAGGGACGGAAGAAGATTGCAATTGCTTCCAAGTTCGATACGTAGGCAGATTTCCCGATTTCAAACAACCATAAGGCGGCGGGACGACAGTCGTATACGATGTTGGTGGCAAATGATATTTGACGGGTTCCATTTCATTCGACGACCCGGGCAAAGGTGTCGGTGTCGATGTCATCGTTTCCTTTTGTTCTATTTTTCGTTGCAAAAAATCGCGACATTCATCGAACTCAGTGACATTGGGTTTATTGTGTTGTTCCGGGGGTCGGTCCTTCAAACTTTTATACAATTTATCTTGAGCACTACGAATATTTTCAAACAAAATACGATGGGGTCGAATGGTTTGTTTCATAGTTTTGTTGTGTTCGTTTTTTGCCTTTTTTGTTCTCCCCCTTACATTGAATGTCCCATACGGCGTTATCAATTCCGGATTGATACTTATTTTTTTCGACATGTTTAGTAGTAATTTTTATTATATTACACCGACCGAAAATAAATAGGTCGTTTATATCCTGTATTCATTCATTCAATAGATACAAGATATTTCTACTTTTCGGCATTCTATAGTGTTTTTTTCGTAAGATGTAATATACAATGACAAAACGCAAAACCACCATAAAAGGTGGAATCAAGAGAAGAAAAACTTCCCAAAGTCAGGGGGAACAAATGTTGGAATACGACATATTTCCTGACATGCTTTCGTGCATCCAACAAATGAATCCCACCTCAAGCAGTTTGTTTACGAGAATCTATGTGGCCCTGGGTGCCAAATTACATGGCGAGACACCCCCTCATTTGCATCACGCAGAATCTCAAATCGTTCCATGGTTTCTTTTGGATTCACTCCAGCCTACCTACATTTTAATCGTCGACCAATTTCACGACAAATCGGAAATGGATTCCCAAATGGCCAGAATACAATCTTACATCTCTTCGTATACGACATCACGAGACAACTTTCGGTTCGGATTCCTGAACAAATGGTGGAACGATTTGGATTTAAATCAAGACAGACACATCACCGAATTGTGGATAAGTAGTTTGAAAGAACGGTTCCACAACAATGTCTTGATTGCCAATTTCATCCAATTTTATGGTGGTTCACCCAATCGATTGGAACTACGTACACAAGCAATCATGCACAGCATTCTCTCGATGTTGAACACCGACCACTTTGTATACGAATGGGTGGTATATGCTCCGGTGTTGTTGCCCTATTTGACGAATATTGGGTTTCAACATCAAATGTTGACAAAACGGACAAATGGCATCCAATTACTCGACACGAAAGCCTATCGCGACAAATATTTGTTACTAGAACCACTATAGAAATATTACAAGTACATCATTTGTTGACTAATCGATGCGGTCTCTTGCAATGAATTGTCTTTGAACAATACCAGCCCTTGTTCTATATCGTCCAGTGTAATGTGTTTTTTCAAATGATGGGTCCCGTAAATGCGTTTGGAATGTGCGATTTTGGAATAAATGAAGAGCATTTCAATGTCTCGACCATAATGTTTGAACAGATACTTGTTACGTTCAAACCAAGTCGCGGGAATGGTTTCGTTGTCCCAGGTCCATCCCGTTTCCACGACCTTTTTATGGTAAATTTTCCTCAATTCGGCCGACGAATAACCGGGTATGTTGAATCTCCATATAAACCGCGATTCCAACCCGGGGTTGGTTTTGAAAAACTTGGCCTTCAATTGTTCTTCGTACCCAGCAACGATAACCATCAATTCGTCTTTGTGGTCGGAGAGAGCTTCGCATAGGGTATCAATGCATTCCGTCGAAAAAACGTCGTTGAGAGCCAACGAATAGGCTTCATCAATGAACAAAACACCACCCAAACATTCCTTGACGACAGCACGCGTTTTAATCGCCGTTTGCCCGACATAACCGGCGACCAAATCACTGCGCACCACTTTTCGAAAAATATTATTTTTGAGAACGCCAATTTTGGCATATATTTTACCGATGAGCTTGGCTATTTCCGTTTTTCCGGTTCCAGGGGGGCCAAACAACACAATATGTTTGTAATCGCTTCCTTGGTTCTCAACCAAATGCAACTCTTGAATGTAATACAACAATTGATTTACAACCGACGTCTTGAATTCATTCAAACCCACCATAGAATTCAATTCGCACAGTTCTGGACGTATTTTGTGCAGTGTTTCCAAATCAATGTTGTAACGGAGATGAGGCGCAACATCGTACTTGTCTATAATGTTTAAAATATCAGCAATGGTGTGTATAGATTCGGCAATTCTTACGTTCTCAATCGTTGCTGGGACGGGAACGGGACCTACGGTAATTTCTTCAGTAATTTCGTGTTCTTGTTGCCATTGTTCGTAATGATGCGTTGGTGTTTGGTAACGCAAGACAAACTCGGTGTGAATACCATTTCTCAATTGTGTTATTTCGTGCTCGGTCAATACCTTCTTACGGTGACTGTCCAGCCACGTGATAAACTCGTTGGAATTATTCATAATACTTGGTTTAATATATTGCTGTAGATTTGTATAGTTTTCTTTACACAAAATCAATTTGCGATATCATTTTTAATTTACGCATAGATTTTTCGAGGTTGCGTTGTTTTTCCTGTTTAGCAACGATGGCATCGGTGATTTCATTTTGTTTGATGGCTTCAAAAATAGTATCCTGTTTCAAAAGAATACGTTCTATCAATTCTTTATCTTTGAACAAGGGACATTTCAAATCCATGGGCTCGGTTATCATAGAGATAGCATAATAAATCATGAACCGTCTTTTTTTGCAAGCCGCATTGGTATAACGCACACAAAACAATTCATGAATGGCCTCTACACTTCTCGTCAAAAATGGGTCATGGGGATTGTCCAAGGATTTCAGAATGGCATCCCAAATGATCCAGACGATATCGCATTGGAATCGTGAGGCAACCGGATAGCCGCGAGATTCGCACAAGCATGGTTCTTTTCGATGTCTACATACAACGTCGAATTCAATGACCCAATCGACCCAATAGATGGCATGCTTGTACTGCCTGGAACAAATATGATACAACAATTCATTGATTGCAATCGACAATTCTTTAGGGTCCAAGGGTCGCATGACCCTTCCGGCATATTCGAGAGACGGTGCTTTCAATCTCTCCATATTTTTCGTCATGTCAAATTCTTCGTCGCGATTGATTTTCAAATGTTCCAAACTGTTCTTCTTCAACGACGACGCCAAGACACAAACGACCTCAATGAAAATCGCGCGTATTTCTGAATGATTCCGGGCATCCAACTCGGTACAAAGGGAATCTTCATTCATTTTGGTGCGAAACACATTATAGCGATTGTGTACGTACAACGCTATTTTCGGATTGCCTAAATGTATGTGTTTAGACATGAAATGAAAAATAATTTCCCACAAATCGAGGCAATGGCCCGAGCACAACAATTCGGCGCACCAATGACAAGAATGCTCAATCTTGTCACGCAGCATGGAATCTATCAGAGCCTGGCGCACATCGGTTCTTTTGTAATTGGAAAACGTAATGGTTCGGAATGTCTCTTTGGGTCGATTGTCTTCAATCCACATGTACGAGGGGGGTGGGTTGGACAGATATAAATTACACCGTTGGAATTAAAATAGCAATATTACATAAATGGACAATATCTGGAACATTCTGTTTTTATTCTTTCGGGAGTATCCATGGACATTGGTCGTCTACACTCTCTGCACATTGTTGTCGTTCCCATTGGAATCCATTGTTGCACCACGGGTTTATAGTGTTTTCTTTGAAAATTTGAAAAATCAAACGTCGTCGATTCAACCAAAGATTTTCATTCGCTTTTTCGTATTGTTGTTTGTAATCATCACCATAGTAAATATCAGCAATTTAGGCACAATGTATATCGAGTCATTCATGATTCCTGAATTGTTCGGGTTTCTCTACAACTTCATTTTCGTCAATCTTCTCCTCAAAAACGAAAACAGCGTGACCGACCTAGAGATTGGCAAAATCATAACTAGATTATTGACCGTTCCCGATACATTGCGCAACATCATTGTCAATTTCTGCGTCTGGGTTTTCCCGCGCATTTTGGTCATTTTGGTAGTAAATATTTATTTCTTTGCACTGAATTGGAAATTGGGCATGTTTTCTATGGTGCTGTTGGGTATTTTTGTTATATTGATGTATGTTCTTCTCCCCGGTTGCATTGTCATTGCAAAGCATCGACATAGCGTATTGGAACAGGTCAATCAATACACACAAGACAAACTGACCAACACATCAACCATTTATTCGTCTGGAAATCTGTGGCAAGAAATGACAAATTATCAAAATACCACGAGAAACTATGTCGATTTATACAAAAATTCACTGTTGTGTTTGAAATATGACATTACTTACATGACAATATATTTGGTCATATTGTACATCGCGTTGCATATATTCAGCACGTATTTGTTTTGGAACAAGGAACTCTCGGTGGTGTCTCTCATTTCCATTTTCATCACCATTATTTATTACACACCTTGTTTGTATACCATCAACTCAATCATTCCCGATTTCATAATGGGATTGGGAGTAATTCATTCCACGGGAGATTTCATCGACGAATTATACAACCAACATCAACAACATAAAACAAACACGACCGAACAGGTGATGTCACAAACAATAGAAACCGGCGAAATTGTAGTGCAACAATTGACCTTTAGTTATTTGGAAAACAAACCACCTATTTTTGACAAATTTGATTTGACCATTCGCGACAAAGAGAAAGTGGCTATCGTGGGACCCTCTGGCAATGGCAAAAGTACGTTAATCAAATTATTCATGGGGTATTACAAAGTACCAGACAATACAATATGGGTTGGCGGGAAAGATATCAATACGTTTTCATTGAACGATTTGCGGAAACAAATTACGTATGTACATCAAAGCACGAAATTGTTCGACACTAGCATCATAGAAAACATTCGATACGGCAACGAGGCCACGGCGGAAAGCATCATAGAAATATTGCAGCAAAACAAATTGGACATTGCATTCAAAAATATTGGTAGTGATGCCAATTTTTTGGATTACAATGTGGGCATTGAAGGAAACCGGTTGTCTGGAGGGCAACGACAAATGATTACTTTGCTGCGTGCCATGATGCAGAAGAACAAAATAGTCATTTTGGACGAACCTACTTCCGCCATGGACGGTGCGAGTAAAACCCATGTATTGCGGGCGATAGAATTGTTGAGCCGGAACAGCACATTGATTATCATCACGCACGACCCGGATGTGTTGCAGTTGGTGGGACGCATCGTCACCATTGACAATGGCAAGATTGTGTCCGACGATTTCATTTCTCAATTGAACACGGATTACAAAACATCGTATTCTTTCATTTAGATATAGGAAACTATTTAAAGTGGAGAAAACAAACAAACCATGCCCATATCCATTGCAGTATGTGGGAAGTTAGTCCAAGATTCTTTCGTGTTCAATGAAACTATGTTGTTCAGTCGACCGCATTGGACAGAATTGCAGAGACTAGCGTTACAACACAACCATATAATTATGGGTAGAAAAACGTGGTGGGTGTTGCGCGACCAAATGCCGGTCAACGCGAAGATGTACGTATTCACCAATCGCGAATATCATACAATTGACGAAACCGAAATGGTGCAATTTGTAAATAGAAGACAATTCAACCAATTGTATGATAAAAAACAGAATTATCTCGTTATGGGTGGCAAGGACATGTTTGACACATTCATACACACCGCCACTCATATTTACATTACCAACATGTTGGCGCCCGAAGTCAACTTGGACGGAACGTTGGTATTTCCTCTGGACAAAATGAAATATTTTCGTCTCGTTCGTTGCCGAGACAGTGATTGTTGTTGCTTTCTTGAATACAAATACCATAATTCCAACAACGAAGAAACCCAGGTACAGGAAGTATTGCAACGTGTTCTTCAAAACGGCGAATATCGTGTCGACCGGACCCAAATAGGAACGTACAGTACGTTTGGTGTTCAACTGCGGTTCAACATCAAAACTACGATTCCATTGTTGACGTGCAAACGCGTATCGTTTCGCAGTGTAGTGAATGAATTGCTGTGGATATTGCAAGGTCACACAGATACGGCCCTGTTACAAAAACGCGGTGTGTCAGTTTGGAATGCACATACGTCTCGCGCTTTTTTGGATTCTCGCGGACTTCAGCATTACAAGGCGGGGATATTGGGGCCAGGTTATGGGTTTCAATTGCGACACTTTGGCGCCAGATACATGCCAGAATATGCGGTAAATGGTTCACATGTAGATGGACAGGGATTCGACCAACTTCAATATGTAGAACATATGCTAAAAACCGACCCCTTTTCGAGACGCATATTGTTGAATTACTGGAATCCATGTGAAATGGAAACCACTGCATTGATGCCATGCCACTATAGTGTTCAATTCTACGTAACGCGGGGGAAGGAATTGAGTTGTCATTTTACTATGCGTTCCAACGATTTGATGTGCGGATTTCCTTGGAACATTGCCAGTTACAGCATTCTCACGCATTTGTTGGCATGGCGTTGCGGGATGGTACCCAAAGAAATCATCTATTCCTGTGGCGATGCACATATTTATGCCAACCACGTCGAGCAAGTCCGGGAACAATTGCAACGCACCCCCCGCCCCTTCCCTTGGTTGTTGTTGGACCCTTCGTTGAAAACCAAAGATTGGTCAGAAATGCAAGACAGGGATTTCAACCTTGCTGGATACTTTCCTCATTCTGCAATCCATTCTCCAATGGCCATTTAACAATATGTTGTTACAATTTACTCAAGTACCACAAATTGGACAGATAATTGTAATTGCCATCCGCCGAAACAGTCGCCGTTGTCGCGGATTTCAAGGAGGGACCCCAATACACAATATTCATAATCTCAAACACGCTCAACGCATAACTGTAATATCTCAAATTTGACATTTGACCATTGAACCCACCATTGGCACAAAGCAGAATATCCTGGAAATTTTGACGGGGCACATTTTCAAAATTAATACGATTCGTTATTGTTCCATTTACATAGACGTCCATACTGTTGTACTGCAGTCTCAATGCCAAGTGAAACCATTTGTTGTACGGCAAATTTTGAATTTCAGTGCTGGTTGTCGTTGTTGTCGTGGCCTGCATTACTCCATGAGAATCGTTGGGGGCCATAGTGTCCATCAACAACAATACATTGGCGGTCGACACCATATTTCCAGACAAATCTTCATTTCGCAAATACAATCCCGGGCCATTGCTTCCATTGGACAGACCAGTAACAGTATCAAAATCGTTTGTTCCTACACTGAAAATATGGCTGTAATCGGTTGACATTAAATTGTCGATATGATTGAAATTCAACCACACTGACCAAGTAAACTCAATGCCGCCCTTTTCATTGTTGGAATGCAACAAAGTAACATATTTTGCCGCCTTGGGGTTTCTCGTCACGGCGAGATATTGATTTCCGGAAATGATACCTTTGATGATATACGGACTGGTTGACGGCTTCAAGAAATAATCCAAAATTAATATGCCTAAATTCAGTAAAATTAAAAATGCCACTAATACCAAAACCAAAAAAGCGAAATTGGCAATCAACCCGTTACTCTGCAAAAAGGCTAGATTGTTTGTCCCCGTCTGTTGGGGGGAAGAAAACGAGTCGAGCGTAGTTTTCAATTGTTCCGCCATGGGCGTGGAGGGGGGGCGGGGGGGTGTATTGTTATCGAATGATGGTGTTTCTTCTTTCGGAATCGGCGTTGTTGGTTGTTCCATTTATTATATGTTGTTTTATTTTTTATTCACGGTCGCGTCACTTGGGTCCGAAAACCAATGAACGAATTCAGCATATCCATGGGAGTTCAAAATAATGCGCTACTTCATCATTGGGGTGTTTGAAGAGTTTGATAATGTTTTTTTGAATTTTGTACAATATGTTTTTTACTGATTGACAATGTTCCACAATAATTGACATATTGGGTTTTTATATTATTACACCTTTTCTCATTTAAAACGCCCATTTTATATGAGAACTTATAAATAATTCTTCTTGATTTTTCGTGTATTGTTTTTCTTGGATACATATTTTTCTGGTCTCCTATTTATGTTTCTGTATTTTTCTTTTGGAATATTTCGTATTGTTTTTGTTATATTTTCCTTTAATTCGGAGTGTGCTAATCCGTCTAATTTTTGTAATCGTGATTTCAACCATACTAAAATAATTTTCTATGGAATTGTTCCAGTTTTACAAGAACAAAGATTTTTCAATATTGAGAAGTGATTATATTTTGAAAAAAATACAAGTGCTAGATATAAAAAAATTGAATTATAATGTAAAATAATTTTTTTTACAAAAAATGTCCGAAATATTGGTAAACGAGCTGTTTACAAAAAAATATGAAAACATAAGCTGGTTTAATTTATCTATAAATCCGAACGCAATTCCTTTGTTGGAAGAAAACCCAGAGAAAATAGATTGGAATGGTTTATCTTTGAATCCGAATCCCAATGCGATTCCTTTGTTGGAAGCGCATCGAGAGAAAATAAATTGGTATAGTTTATCTGCAAATCCGAATGCGATTCCTTTGTTGGAAGCCAATCCAAACAAAATAGATTGGTATAGTTTATCTACAAATCCGAATGCCATTCATCTTCTAGAAGCGAAACCAGAGAAAATAAATTGGTTTAATTTGTCTGCAAATCCAAACGCGATTCCTTTGTTGGAAGCCAATCCAAACAAAATAGTTTGGTATACGTTATCCGAGAATCCAAAAGCCATTCATCTGTTGGAAGCGAATCGAAAGAAAATAAATTGGCATAGTTTATCTAAAAATCAAAATGCGATGCATCTGTTGGAAGAAAATGTAAATAGGGAAACAAATGCTATTGATATTCATATATTAGAAAGTGACAAAGATAAAACTTTAGATAAAACTTTTTGGTTGTATTTATCAAGAAACCCAAATGCGATACATCTTTTGGAAGCGAATTTGGGTAAAATTAATTGGTCTTCATTGTCAGAAAATCCAAATGCAATACATATTTTGGAAGCGAATCCTGATAAGATAGATTGGTATTATTTAAGTGCAAATCCAAAAGCCATTCATCTTCTAGAAGCCAACTTGGATAAAATAAATTATTTAAAATTATGTGAAAATAGTGGTATTTTTGATACAAGTTGTGATTATATATTGAAATAAATATTAGCAACTTACTTAAAAGGTCAAAAATTGATTTATATGGAATCAAAAGTTGATGAAATTTTTTCCGGAACACCAAAAATATGGTTATATTTACACAAATTCATTATGTAAATATAAATATATTATTATTCAAGTGTGTATCATGTTTAAACATACATCATATCTCGCGCGGCAAATGTATTGTGGAGTTTAATAAACAACTCCAGATTGTTCCTCGTCAATTCAAACGGGAACTGAATCGTAATTGGCTGCGACGAAGACGACAATGGCAAATACGTTTCCAGCAACCCAGCGGGTTGCATCAACCGAAACAAATTCATTTTGGTATAAATGGTTTCGAGACATCTCTTTAAATTTCGCACTCCTTCTTCCTTGTTGGTATAATTCTCCACAATTGCTTCCAACGTCAAATCGGGAAGAACAATATAGTCAAGTGGGAATTTTATTTCGCGGCATATTTCCGGAATCAGATAATTTCTCGCAATGACCTGCTTTTCTTTGGTGTTGTACGCCCGTGTTTTTATTTTGTGGAAACGGTCCAACAATATAGGGTTGATTTTGTCCTCGTCGTTGTAACTCACAAAGAATATACATTGGCGCAAATCAAAGGAAATATCCGAAAAGTATTTGTCGTGGAATTCATTGTTTTGTGTTCCGTCCATCAAATGCGTCAAGATTCCTATGATTTCTTGACCGCGGGGCGTTTCACTTACCTTGTCCAGTTCGTCGAAATAGAATATGATATTCATGGATTGCGCCTGTATAATATGTTGGACAATTTGACCATATGTCGAACCTTCGTAAGTGTACGAATGACCCTCTAAAAAACTACTGTCGCTGCAGCCTCCCAATGGAATGAATGCAAAATCGCGGTTCATGATTTTACTGATTGCATTTTTGATTATGGATGTTTTTCCGGTTCCGGGGGGTCCTTGGAGGGCAATGACTTTGCCTATAGAATCGGGGTTGCTAATCCATTGCCCAATCAATTGCAGAACTTGGAGTTTCACTTCCTTCATGCCATACACACATTCGTCCAATTTTTTTATGGCATTCTCCATAAACTCTTGACACACTTCTACACCATCCTCCAATCGAACCGGAAGACTACGATACACACCAAACGGAATTTTCATGAAATTATCTACCCACATTTTCAATTTGTAATACTCAGAGTCCATGGGGTCCATAGACGCCAGTGCATTCAATTTCAAAATCGCAATCGCTTTGAATTTCTCGGGGATTGAGCTCTGCAACAATCGAATGCGATACGGCTTTTCACTGTAATTGTGCTTTTGAATCTTCTCCATTTGTTCCACAATGTATTGTTGTTCCTTGTGCGACAATTCATTCTCGAAATAATGTATTTCGTTTTTTCGTTTTTTGTTCGAATGAATCAATTGATAAAATTTTTTTGTGTTTTGTTTACGACCCTGTTTGATTAATTTACGTATTTTAGTCTCGACCTCATTCAACGCACGCTGCATTATTTTACTGTTGTGAGGACGAGTCTCCATCTTTTCTTTGAATTCGTTGCGCATTTCCAACAATTCCAAATATTCGGCTTCAATGTTTTTAATTTCCTTTTTGGACTTTTTCGTGACCGATTTTGCTATCGTCAACACTTCCTGCGATTGCTGATGGTCGTACGGAATCAAATCCTTCATGAATATTCTCTCCTCCTCGGCCGGATTGGATTTCACCTCTGCATCGTCATTCTCGTCTTCGTACTCTGAAATATAATCATCTTGCATGGGCAAATTGAAGATGGAAATCAACGGCGGGGGTGAATCCTCCTTTTTCTTGATTGAATCTTCTTCATCTCCATCACTTTCATCGTCGTCACTCTCGACGATGCGGACCTTCTTTCGTTTGGACGACGTCTTCTCGTCCTTGGAAAACACTTGACGAATAGCACTGTACAATTTCATCGCGTCCTTCATTTCGGTCTTACCCTTTGCCGGAGTCGTCGCGGAAGTGTTGGTACTGGTACTATACGACGAGTCGTCGTCATCGTCGTCGTCTTCGGTATTGCTTTCGCTAGAATTTTCGCCGTCGCAGGTCGAATAATCCGTAGTCCAATAATCACTGGAATCATCATAGTTCTCATTGTCGTCGTCGTCGTCGACGTATTTTTTCATCAAATCCTTTTTTTTATTGTCAGACTTGGCAGTGTCTTTCGATTTTCTCTCCTTCAATTTACGTTCCATTGATTTGTTTTTTTCGGTAGGTATAATGTTTATATTTGTCTTTTGTTTGAATCAATTTTTTCTTTCTTGTGGACCGCCGTCTTCCGTGCGACGAACGTGCGACTTGCATCAAATATTCTTTGCTGCGGTTTTCAATGGGTGTCAGGTCTCCCGTTTTGGTGTTCAAGGAATAAACCGAAGGAAACGCTCGGATGTCTTGTCTCTTGCGCCGAATTGTTTCAATGTGTCGGGGAGACAGATGCAAATAATTTATATTGGTTTGTTGGTCCTTTTCGATTTGTATTTTTGGTATTGGCAACGGCAATTGGTTCCACACGGTTCTTAAAAAATGTTGACATGGACCGCAAATGTCCCAATAAAATAAAATCAAAACGGACGACGACATTATAAATTATTCATGGATATTTTGTTCTTTGATATTCGATTTCTCACCTCTGGTGAAATTTTTCATTTTTATACAGAAAATTGTAATTATATATTTTTCATGTTTGGTTTTGATTCGTTTTCAACTGTTTACCTTCCAAATTAATAGAATTACCATCATCAGAACAATTCGTAATATTGTAAACCTTGCAATTATACAATACATACCATTTTTCATTATACGAAAAAAATGCAAGTTTTTTTTCTTCTGTTGGAATTTCATTATAAGTATCAGTATCAGTATCAGTAGTAGATTTTATTTTTATAATGTTTCTATTAGTAATATTAGTGGCTTTCTTAAAATCTTCAAGTGTATACTTTTGGATTCGATTGTATTCTTGAACACTATAGAATTCATTTCCCGATTTAATATTAATTTGTCTTAAATTATCACAAACAATTCTTTTTCCCGTAAAAGGTATACCAAATGTTATGTACCTTAATTGATTACTTACAGGTTTTATCACAGCAGTTCCAGACATACAATATATTATTGCCTATATATTTTTCTTGGTTGTTTTACCGTGTTCGAACGATTTCGTTTCCCTCTTTTTTTTCGCAGCGTAGACATTCTTTTTTTGCGGGAAGACCCACCGAAGGACTCTTCTGGCTGGGGGGAGGTAGCTGGATGAGGGTCTGTATCGTCTTCCCCTCCTGTGTTCGAACCATCTGCCCCTCCTGTGTTCGAACCATCTGCTTTGAACTCCTCCGCATCACGAATATCTTTCACCAATTTGATTTCCTCCTCAGTTAATGTTGTTGTTAATGTTGTTGTACCGTCTGTCTCTAACTTGTCTAATCCCAGAAGACCCCGACGTTCCCTCAAAAAGACGAATTCAAATTTATTAATAACAAATTCATTTCCATCATAAATAGTATTAAACTTTACCGTCTCTTTAGACCCAAATACCGCTTTCTCAGCACTCTGAATAGCCTTCAACAATAGTTTTTCATCATTGGATAGGGGGTCATCCAGGTCGATTCCCATACGACCCCGACGAGTCATGAAAAATGCGGTTTGAAAATCATTAAGAGTCACTGGGGCATCGGGGTTGCTTCCAATGACGGACACGCTATTTTTTATTTTTTGTAAGTCATTGAACCCGTAATCTGGATATTGTAATTCTGCTGTTACTGTATTACTACCTGCTTCTTTATTACCTAATTTGTAAACAATACCGGAAATTACTACATATCTATTGTCTTTCCATTTATAATAATGAAAATCAATTTTAATAAGTTCATCTGTTGGCATATATGTTATTGAATTCCCTGAAACTTCAAATTTAATGTTATATGGTGTGGATATTCCACCAGATTTTAATTCATCTGTAAATTTCATTTCAAAATTTTTTATATTAACATCATTAAAGGTGTCATTTAAAAAACTTTTTATGTTTGGCTTTCTAATACAGTTATATATTGTTGTGCCATCATCTTCCAATTTGGGATTGGCACAAGCAGCCTTTTTTGCTGTTGTTTGTTTGTCGTCACCTGACCACAAATTTTTAACGTAGTTGGCCATAATTATATATATATATATATTGACTTATATATTTTGTTACAAACCAGCTTGTACCCCCTTGAAGATTTAAAACGGCACCTTTAATTATTTTTTTATATTTTTCTAAAAATAATATAGATGACTAAACTTTTTGATTAAATCACGTTTGATATGAAACAAAAATAACCTAAATTTGATATAACACCTAAACATTTATTAGGGATAATAACCACAAACAAAGGTGTAAAATTAAAACGTACAGATATAGTTTTGTTATTACCTAAATGTTTGGGCAACATAGGAAACCAATTTTAATTTATTACTTATCTTAAATTATCCATTCAAGATAAGTTTCACACGTACAATTGTTCCGATATAATATATTTTCTACAAAGAACTTTCGTTAGTTGTCTACCTTTTTTACAATAAAATTATTGTTTTCTAATTCACCAAAATCATCATTATTTGTTTTAGTTTCATCAACACTGAATCCAGGTGAAGAAATATATATGTTATTGTTGATTGGTTGCGGTTGCGGTATCGGTTGCGTGGGTTGCGGTATCGGTTGCGTGGGTTGCGGTATTGGTTGTGTGGGTTGCGGTTGTGTGGAAACAGTGAATGGAGTACTCATGGAAATAGGTGGTGTCAGCAAACACCGGGATGCCAAAGTAATTTGGGTTGGTCGAACTACACATATGCAGTCTTGTGGTTTTACGAATCCTTCCATATCCTCTGTAGTAATGGTCAAAAAGTCCTTACCTAAATTTAAAATGTTCCAAATTCGTTGAGGTTTCGGGTCGTTGTGCAAGACAACTGCTGTGCCGATTTCCATGGCATCCGATTCCTCTACGGGTATTTCCTCCAAACGCAACAATTGGGTCTCGTCACTTTCTTCGGAGTCCTGGTTTTCATCATCGCTGCTATCGCTGCTATCGCTGCTGTCGCTGTCACGAGGCCGAGGATTCAACACCAAAACATCCGTGGGTTCATAATCTTCGATATCGACCTCGTCGATACTCAGTTCCTTGTCGTTGCCTTTGACGTTGCCTTTGACGTTGCCTTTGACGTTGCCTTTGACGTTGCCTTTGTCGTTGCCTTTGTCGTTGCCTTTGTCGTTGTCCTTGCCACCCGATTGCATTTCTTCAACGTTCGTCCTGGACCCTATCAAAGATTCAATGTATCCAATGTTGTCTTCCGTAATGATTCTCATGACGATATTTATTGTTTGCAGTTCTTGCATCAACAATTTGAAAGTGTAAGGAACAGAAACAATACTGAAATCCCGTCCATAACGGGAAATCGTATGAATTCGCAAATCATTGGTTTGATTTCCTTCGTACTGCAAAGGACCATCGGTCATGGGACTCAAGAAAATATTGCGCAACGGGTTGTAGACGGCCACCATACCGGTCTGGTTGCATACGGCTATGTAATATTGGTCGGCGCGTTCCATCATGGATTCCTTCAAAAAGAAGGACGCACCATGTCCCAACATAGAATCGCGTTCCATTTCACCGATACGCAGTCCACCGTCGTTGGCCCGACCACTCACGGGTTGCCGCGTCAACGACGCATTGGGCCCCAACGAACGATAATTGATTTTGTCCTTGACCATATGTTTCAAACGCATGTAATACGTTGGTCCCATGAATATTTCCATCTCTATTTGTTCTCCAGTGAAACCGTTGTACATAATTTCGTTGCCAGTAGAATGAAATCCCAACGTGTTGAGCCAAGCACTATAGTGGTCTACTTTGTTTCCGGGATGATTGAACGCCGTACCGTCGCCAAATCCACCATATTCGGATACGGCTTTACCCAACAAGGCTTCAATCAATTGTCCCACAGTCATGCGCGAGGGAATTGCATGAGGGTTGATGATCAAGTCGGGGCGTTCGCCATTGCGATTGAACGGCATATCTTCTTCGGGAACAATCAACCCTATGGTGCCTTTTTGCCCGGCTCGAGATGCCATTTTGTCCCCCAACTGAGGGACACGGTCTTCTCGTATTCGCACTTTGGCCAACCGGTGTCCTTCTTCGCCTTCGGCGACGAATGTTTTGTCGACGTACCCAGTTTGTCCTTTTTTGGCACTGATGGAGACATCCATGCGTTGGTTAGACGCCGACGAAACTCCGGAAGACATTCCAATCAAAATCAATTCGTCGGTTACCGGTACATTCTCTCGGACGATTCCCATTGTATCCAATTGACTGTAATCGTACCCAGGTTTGGTGCGAGACACCCGGCTGTCGTCTAAAATGTTGGTAAACACTGTATCTGTACGTATTCCCGAATGCAAAGAAATGTCTTCCATGGCTTGATAGGTGGAATAGTACGTGGTTCGAAACAATCCCCGTTTCAACGAACCTTCATTCACTAAAATCGAATCTTCCACGTTGTATCCCGTATAGGACATAATAGCTACGCGAACATTCACACCATAGGTATTTTCTTCGGAATTGATGTATTCCAAAAACCGCGATTTCACAAGAGGAATTTGTCCCGCATTCAAAACGACACCATTCTTGTCCATGCGGTGGATATAATTGGTATGATACATGGAAACCCCTTGTTTGCTTTGACTGCACGAAAACAGGTCGCGTTGTTGGGCATTGTGTTCGGGAAAAATAATAAGGTTGAACATGGGGCCAAACACAATGGATTCGTGGATTTCACAATGCGTATAATGCCGTGTCTTTTGTTGTTTCCACGTCTCGGCATTGATGCAAAGGTAGGCGTTTTCCGTTTCGCTGGTATCGATGTAGTCGACTACGGGATGATTTTCATTGACTGCTTGTTCTCGAGAAACACCATAGAGGTCTTTCCAGTCCAGGAATTCGTCAACGGAGGTAGAACGCTGTTTGGAGAGATTTCCTGTAACTATTTGCGACCATGTTGAAAACTTGGACGTGGTGAAAAAGTCGAGAGACAATTGGTTGTTTTCCGTGACGTAAAACACGGGACGGCACAACCGACCGGCGTCGGTATAAATAAAAATAGTTTCCTGGGGTGTGTCGAAGGTGGCGCTGATGTAGGGTGGAAGCAGACCGTGACGACGATGCAAACGTATGTGTTGTACGACGGTATATGGGTCATCGATGCAACCCGCCAAGTAACCATTCACGAACACTTTGACGCGAGAGGCCAATGTGTCCAACGTGCAACATTGCATGGGTATCAGGGACGCAGTCTCCCGCAACCAGCGAATCATGGGTTCTCGCGAGACGCCTGTGCTGAGGACAGTAAACATCGATAAATTTTTATGAATACCAATGTGCGACCCATCGGGGGTGTCAATGGGGTCCAAAAACCCCCATTGACTGTTGTGGAGGAGTCGCGGACCCACCAATTTGACCGATGCGTCGAGGGGAACATTGGTTTTTCTCAGATGACTCATGGCCGAATTGAACGAGAGTCGGTTCAAATCTTGCACGACGCCAATGCGTTTGGTGTGGGGTTGGGAACCCCAATTTCCGCGAAATGCCTTGGTCACGCCTTCTTCCAATCGCCGCGTTTCTTGCAATATCGTAACAGTCATGTCTTGGACCAACCGCGGCAAATTGTCTTCGTAAGTACTTTTGGCGTAAGCGGTGTATTGTTCTTCGTGTTTTTTGCGTATAGAAGCGATTTGTATGTTGTAGTATTCACGAAACAAATCCCCCAACAATACTCCCGTTGGTTCCATGCGCTTGTATCGAAAATTGTCGCGATTGGTTGGTTTTTCTAGCCCAACCACGACAGACAACAACCGAAACACTATATATCCCAAATAATGGCTTTTTTCGTTCCAATTGGTTTCGCCCACATGTGGTAAAAAATAATCGGCGAGGATTTCCAAGACATGGATTGGTGTTTTGTGTTTCACCAACAATTGTGCAATGTAGTCCAGGGCTTGTCGTTGCGTCAAGACAATGTTGGCGTCGTGGATGGAGGGAAGGAACCATTCCATCATGGTGTGGTACTTGTCCAGGGGGTTCAAGCAATATTGAATGATTTCCTTGTCGGAGAGAATACCCAAGGCACGAAACACAATAAACAAAGGAATGGGCATGGAAACATTGGGAATCAAGACCACGATTTGCCCATTGGTATACGAAGGTGTAGAACGTACGATACGCACGGAAAGAGTACGCACCGGCTTGGAGACGTTTTCCGAGACGGAACGAATATTGGCGGAGAATGTGTATTTGTCGTCCGTTTTCGTCTCTTCTATGTACAACATATTGTCGGCGAATTTTTCTTGGGTGATGACGACCTTTTCTTTTCCGGAAACGATGAAATAGCCTCCCTTGTCATTTCTACATTCCCCGAGCGAAAACCGCATCGACGGCGGCATTCCATTCAATATACAGTAATTCGACTGAACCATGATGGGGATTTTCCCCAAGAAAATATTGGGCAACACTTCGTTGCCGACGGTTTCGTATTCCTGTCGTTGCGTGTTGTATTTCAAATATTCAATTTCAATGTCGTAATGTATGGTCATGGAATAAGTCATGTTTCTCAATCGTGCTTCGTTGGGGTACATGTAGTGATTCTGCGATACGTTGTTGTTGTTGTTGTCGTGTACAATTGGTTTGCCATAATAAATACGTTCTCCCGTCTTCCCTCCAAAATAAAAATGACACAAATTGTGATAGATGTTGTTTTTGTACATGGTATTCAGCACCATAGGATTCTTGTCCCGGAAAATTTGTTGCAGTCCATGATGGAAAAAATCGTTGTAAGAATCGATATGGTGTCTAACCAAAAATTGCGGAGTGTCTTTCATATATGTTTCTAAAACGGTCCAAATGGTTTCGTCATATTCTGTGGCAGTCATGTTGATGATATATAAAATAGTATTTATTCTTTTTGCAAATACTATTCTCGTGTTCGTCGTAAAAAACATAAAATGAAGGCAACAACCATTGTACAAAGGGATGAACGGAATGAACGAAAACAATACATGGGTATTCGGGGCAACATTTCGCGAAAAATGGGATGCATTTGTGCTTGCGTTGGAACAAAACAAACAACAGCGTGTGATATACATTACGCCGTTTAAAACCACCGCACATCATTGGTTTTATCAATTGCGCAACACATTTCTAAATAAATTAACAGTGGGAATTTGGACGGGCGAACATTATACAAATGTGGAACCGACTACCCAAGTGCTCATAGTGATTGCCGAAATTGCTGCCAATGCTCCGCCGTCACTGTTTGACAACGTAGGATGTATAATGTTGGACGATTGTCATTTCATTATGGATAAGGGGTCCCTTCGAGGGGGCGTGTGGAGTCGTATTCAGTCAACGATTCCCTCGTCCATCCCCTTGCGGATGTTTTCCGTACCCGTCAATGATTCCGAGACACATCACGAGACGTGTCAATGGAACTGGTTGCAATCTTCGAACCACAATGCATTGAAATACCACGTGTATTGCGACCACTCCAACCGTTTGGTTGCGGTAGACGACATGAACGAGATGGATGTTGAATTCGCGGCATCACGACGTCATCCTCGATATATTTTGAACAATCTGTTATTCAAATTGTTCAAGCAGCATTCGTATGCAACGACGGAACAAATCATTATTTATGTGTCTTCCCGGCGTCAAGTGGAAGACATTGCGCCGAAGATTAAAATCCCCCCATGTTCGAGAAACGACGACACTCATTTGGAATCAGTATGTGAACTGTATTTGAGTGATAGATTGACCAATTACCGTGACTATTGGGAATTGTCGTGTTGCCGAGAATTGATGGAATCAATAAAAAGGGGGGTGGCGTATTATCATTCGGGTATGATTCCAGTATTGAAGGAATTGGTCGAATGGCTCGTCTCGCAACGCAAAGTGAAAATAGTAGTGTCCACCGAGTCTTTCTCGATTGTACCGTTTCAAGAATTTGAGACGGCAATATTTCTCTCCTTGAACAAACACGACGGCGACCAATGGCGACTGTTGAAACCCAGTGAATTGTCACAAATGACACAGAACATTGTCCACGACGTGGTTGTATGCAATATGTGGAAGCCGTTGACACGCGACCAAGGGAAAGAGATTCAATCTCCCATTTACAGCCAAATGATATCAGTGATAGACCGTGGAGCGACAACAGTCTCTCGAGTGGACGCCGCAATGAATCCGCACACTTCAGTTCTCGTCAAATTACGTGCTGAATGGGACAGTTTGTCGTCTCAAAGCAACCATTTGCCGACGAAATGGGAAGACATGACAGAATACGCACTTTTCCGGAAAAGAATAAAGGACGGCAACCTTTCTCCCAAAGAATACAAAGAAATTGTACGCAAAATGAAGGAGTGGACCCAAGACCACCGGTTCGGACTGCGCGACATTGTGGTGTTCGAAAAGATGCAAGAATTGGCCACGCAAATAAGCACGATAGAAAATGAAATGCAGTGCATGTCGTCCCGCATTCGTTCTCTCTGGAATGCCATGATTCAGGACCAAATGTTGGAGGCGACGGATTCAACCGACGAATACCGTTGGTCAACGTCGGTCGTCCTTTGTCGCGAGATGAACCCATTCATTGTTCCCCATTTCTATAATGTTTGGAGAGACGAACCGATGACGGCGAAAGAATGGGCGAAATTGTTGTCTTGTTTCGCCGTCAATGTGACGAAATCGCCAAACCGGTGCGTAAAGGAAGAAGAGTGCCGCCGGACCAGCACTATAGTACAATATTTAGATTCGTTGGGAATGACCCAGTCGTCTTGGAATGACCACCAATGGGAATGTCTCGTGGCGGAATGGTGCGATTGTCATACGCCTCAACAGCGTCGCGAGTTCATTGAATCGTTGGAGGACCCCGGTGATTTCATCAAAGTAGCATTTAAAATTGTAGCCATTTCTCGAGAAATATTTGAAATGGCAAAAAAACGACAAGACGAAGGAATGATGGAAACACTGTCGGGTGTGTCCGCATTGCTGTTCAAGCATGTAGTTTCTCCGCAAAGTTTATTTGTTCGATGAAATGGTGAATATCGACGCTACAACAAATTGGTCTCTTCGCGTTGTTTTTCCAACATTTCAATTGTAATTTCGGGGGACAACTTGTTGGAACGGTAGGTGTCGGGAGCGGCCTGGATGGGTTTGACCGAATGATTCGCATCCACATAGAGAACACGATTTTCGGGACGGCCATCGGTAAATGTGTATTGGTCCGCCCGAACACTCATCAAATCGAAGCCCTCTGGTTCTCCACCATGAGGTTCCAACACCGCGGATTCTTGTTGTTGTGCAATAGGTTGGTAACGTTCTATGATGTTGTTGCCTTCTATGGCGACGTAACTGTTGCGAACAATGAGTGTCGGGACACGATGAACATTGGGCGGAAGCGGAAGTTGTTTGCCGTTTTCCAGCAAAATGACATAATGACCGGTTTGTTTGTCCACCATGCGACGGTCCACGCAAATCCAATTGAGTTGCGAGACTAAATTGGATTTGATGAAAAATTGTTTTATCGCGTCGCAATGTTTGCAATAATTGCTATAATACAAAGTATCCATATAATTGATATTATAGCAAATGAATTATTTTTACAAAAGATTACTTACTCGTGGGTTTTATCTAAATCCAAGACATACAACATTTCGCGATTCGTTATTTTCAATTCAAGGAGAGATGCGGTAGTGTTTTCAAATTTAGTCTGGTTGTATTTCCGAATTTCTAAATTTGGCGATTTTATTTTGTATTGGTCATAATAATACACAACAAGAAAATTGGCAATGTCACGTATAGTGTTTGTCCACAAAAATCGCCGCTGAATTTTCACGGAATTGGGTAAAAATATTCGCAACAAACAAGTATGCGAAACCGAAGCTTCGGGTTCCGGCAGTCGCAACGAATCAATATACTCGGTGTACGACCATTCCAACCATTGTTCCATTTGTTGTTCTTGTGCTTTCCACAAGTCTTGTTGTAACGCTTTCTCGTAATCCCTATCTTGTTGTTCTCGCAGATTCATGTTTTGTTATAATTTATTTTCATGTTTCCGAATCAATTTTGCTGAGTGTATTGTTGCACGAGTGTATTTATTTTTCGCACATATTGAACCAAAGGCGGTTTTCCAAATAAGCAACAAAATACAGAATTGCAGTAAAAATAAGTGTTGAAATACTTAAATAGTTGACTCCTTTGAGTGGTCGGACAATCATTACAACAATACCGATGAGAACCAGAACTAACAAGACGAACATGACAAACGAAATGAAGTAGAAAATATAACAATATCTTGTGGGAAGTGGTCCAAACAAAAAGGACAGAGGTACGCGATTCGTTGTTTTGGACTCAATATTTTCGACAACGGGAAAAGTCGCGTTTGGGAAATGTGGTTGTTCCACATTATCAGAATAATACTGAGGTGCAATGGGAACTTCCGAAGAATGTTGTTGTTCTACAGTACCAGAATAATACTGGGGTGCATTGGCGTTGAGGTCGAAGCCACCATAATACATTGAAGGGTCCATTTGTTGTTATATAATTAAGGATAGAACAAAAAATTTTAAAATGTTGTGTTGGAGACCTGATTTTCCCATATCTCTTCTTGTTCTTCTTCTTCTTCTTCGTTGAAACAAACAATCGTCGGTTTTTTCATGTTTTTATCTAAAAATCTATATATTCGCTTAATATCCAACAGGTCGACATTGACGTTGTTTATTTTTTCATGTATCAAATTGCAAAAATCGTTCCAATTCGTTTTTGCTAAATCATCATAGGACAATCGTAATTCCTGGAACATGGACAGTAAATCCTTTTTGTCCATTTCAAGCGAATCGCACAAATGATTGATGAACAAATTGTTGTTGTATTCAGTAGAGTATTTGGTGAGAACCTTGGTGAATCGTATTTCTTTCAATGGGGGGAGCGGCGCCGAAGGCGCCGCGAAATCGTGGAACAATTTGTTGCAATAAAACGTTTTAATCATTGAACTCATTTCGTTGAATTGCCATATTTGATTTTGAAATGTTATTCGGTCAATGTAATCCGCAAAACATATATTTTTCAATATGTTTGAATATGCTTTCCATTTGCTTTGTTCCGTGGCATTCAAATTCTGCAGCAAATCTACAATGTTTTCATGCCACAATAGGGCTACAATTGTGCGGTCGGTTTCATTGATTGTTTCGCGATGTTTGCTAAGTGGTACATATTTGTGCAACAATTGTTGTACAATTTTTTTCGAGTCGTCGTTGTTGGTTTTGATTTGAAAGATAGTTTGAAATTTGTCGCCGTGGTTTGAAAATATATCGGGGCGTCGGTCAAGCAATTTATAGACAAAATTCAATTTACGTAAATCACCTTGTATGTAGTCCAGCAACACATGGCGTAAATTCGCCGTATTGCACTGAAAATTAAACGTGGAAATGACGTTCCATATTTGGTTGTTGGTTGGAGTTTTGATTTCAAAGACGTGGCATACTTTCATCAATTCTTTGATTTTTTTATCCATGAAATAATTTCCAATGCAAATAATGGGGTTCAATGTTTGATTTTCCGTTTTTTGTTTTTTTGTTTTTTTTTGGCGTATCAATTTGATAAGTGCAGTTATACTGCCTTTGTCTCCATTGTTCATGCCTTCAATTTCATCCATCACTATAGCAATTCTCTGCTTTCGTTTGTACATCATTTTCAACACATTTTGACAAGACATGTTGTTGGATGCAATATTTTCAATGAGCGTCTTGTTTCGTACGTCTCCAGCATTGTAGTGCACAATGTCGTAATTGATTTCATTCAGTAACCGGGTTATGAAAAAAGTTTTTCCACTTCCGGGGGAACCGTACAAATATATACCCTTTTTGAAATTGATATCTTTTATATTGTCTTCAAAGGATATCAATATTTGTTTTATTGTATTGGATATTTCTTCTCGACCTAATTCTTTGTCGGTTATTTCCAAAGGCATTCTGTTATATTGATTTTATTTTTATTTCATTTCATTTTAACTTACCGCGTGGATACGTTGAATGGTTGCAATGTCACGGTTGGATAGGCCAAAACACCAGTTGAATAGACTGAATCGTTAATACTGTAATTTCGTTGTTGCTGTTGTTGCTGTTGCAGTTGCTGTTGCAGTTGCTGTTGCTGTTGCAGTTGCTGTTGCAGTTGCTGTTGTTGCAATTGAAGTTGCTGCAGTTGTTGCAATTGAAGTTGCTGTTCTGGTAACGAATTCGTATTGTTTATCGTTAAATTAATATCAGGTAAAATATTATCGTTGGATGATTTGGTCGTAATTGGACTGGTCATTGCACGTGTTTGTGTCGTTGTCATTGCACTTGTTGGTGTCGTTGTCATCGGACTGGTCTTGGTAGTCGTCGTCATTGCACGTGTTGGTGTCGTTGTCATTGCACTTGTTGGTGTCGTTGTCATTGCACTTGTTGGTGTCGTTGTCATTGCACGTGTTGGTGTCGTCGTCATCGGACTGTTCTTGGTCGTCGTCATCGGACTGGTCTTGGTCGTCGTCATCGGACTGTTCTTGGTCGTCGTCATCGGACTGGTCTTGGTCGTCGTCATCGGACTGGTCTTGGTCGTCGTCATCGGACTGGTCTTGGTCGTCATCGAACTGGTGAACGCTAATATATTTTCAACATGATTGATTGCGGTTGACCCATCTGTAAACTTGAATTCTACATCTTTGTTGTCATTTGCCAAATTTACACCGATAATTGATTTGTCCTCGAACGCTTCCGCGTGTTTATCAAAGAATTTCCATTTTTTGTATACCAATATAGAAGTTATAAAAACCAAAACCAACAACAAAAAAATAACCAGGGGGGATATTTTCATTTACTTTATATTTAATAACTATAAAAAGTAAATATCTTCGTCATTGGCCTCACATTTTATTTTTTACGTTTTTTATTTTTTTGTGGTTTTTCTTCTAAACCGTATTGCTTGATTAATTTCTCAATGTCTTCTTTGCTCGTTTTTTCTTGTTTCTCGCCGCCCGGTACCGTAAATACAGAAGTACCATCTCCCTTGGTTTCTATGGTGGATTCAACAACACGCTTTTTTTCTAAATTCGAGCGCATTCTTTCGTTGAGCTTTATTTTTTTCTCCAAACGCTGAATTGCGTTCATGTCCATTTTGGCATGTTTACCTAAACCCATTTGTTGGCTCATGTTTTTAAACATTTCTTTGAATTGTTCGCTGTTTGCACCGCCCATTTCTTTGAATTGTTGAATGAAATCACCCGCTTCTTTCATCAATTCGGTCTGATTGATATCACCGGATTGTATTTTTTCTTTCAGTTTGTTGGTTAATTTTTGTATAATTGCCATTAACTTTTGCGGATGTTTCATGAGTTTCTTAAAATCGATGCCCGTTGGGGTTGAACTGGTGTCTTCGGCACTCAATCCGAGGTCATCAATCCAATCTTTCAAATCTTCCGACATTTCTTCCATAATTTTTTGAGCGAGAGTTCCTATTTTTCCGTTCAACAATGTTTTCAGTTTGTCGAAAATATGTTGGGCGTCGGGAATGTAATCTTGCTGCCCGTTCCCGGGTTTTGACGGTGTTGTCTTGGGCTCGTCGGGTTCGGGCTCAGACGCCGTGTCGTGTTTGATTTTACTAAAAAATTCGGTAATTTCAGCGATTGAATCTTTTATTTTGTTGTGCAGTTCGGTCTCGTCAATGCCATCGAACAACGAACCAGTGTCTTCGCCAAAATTCAACTGATTCAACGAAGACGTCAAACTAAACAAAATCAGTTGCAAATATTTCCATATGGCATTTTTGGTAGTCTGTGAAACATTCGGGCAATTCATCAATATACGAAAATCGACATCCGGTAAAAACAAGGAGGGCACTTGAGACCCCGGGGCAAATATATCTTCGTTTTGATACAATATATCAAAAAATCGTTCGGGGTACACATTCACAAAATAATCATACAAATACGTGATTTCATTCTTCCCGTATTGCACCACTCCCCCGTGAACTCCTAAACTATCCAACGACGACCATTTTTGCCACAAATGCGAAAATTCCGGGAACGTATTGGACAAATCTCTTGTAAAATCCACCACCAATTGAGGCAAACTTTCGGGAATCGTTCTCTTCAGTTTGGATTTTTTAGACTGCATGAGGTTTTATTTTGTATAGTGATTATATTTAAATTCTTTATTACCTTGTTGTATTGTTCAACAAACAAATTCAATTGGTGGCGTGTTTCCATCTGTTTGCAATGTTCCAATGTCGACAAAACAATCACGTTGTGTATCTGGTTATCCAGGGGGGTCTTGTGCTTTCGAGCCATAAACATTATATATTGTTTGTACTTATATTCGTTGTGGACTACTTACGACGAATTGCCATAATATTGACATATGAGGAATTTTGATAACCGCCGTCTTTGAGGTCGTTGTAATTTTTGTTTATGGCCTGCTGCTTTTTGAATTTTGTATAGTCGGAGGAATCCGCCACCCATTTAACATTGCAAGTGGAAGGTGGTATTTGACTGTTGTCGCAATCTTGAGGAATGGACCCAACCAATCGGCGTCCTTCGGGGCGTACTAAATTGATGGGGTTGGGCCCTCCGCAACTGTAATTCACTCTACCTAAAAAATCGCCCGAATTGTTCACTGCACGAAATGGGGTGATTCTTCGATTGTAGGTACCAGTTGAAGTTGTTATTTGACCAATTGCATAAGAATGATTCCAACTCGTTCTTAAAATATCGCGAATGTTGACATTTTCGGTATCTCTGTATCCCGTATTTGTTTGAACGGTGGAAAATCCGTTGTAAGGGCCTCCACCTAAATGAGAACCGTCGTAATTCAATGCCATGTTATAATATAGCATATACCTACAAATAAATGACTGACCACGACGAAATTACACTTCAATGTTTGATGAATCCGACCAACTACAAACATTATAAAAACAAAAATGACTCCCTGAAAGACCAACAGCGGCGAGACCTCTACGAAACCGCAAAAAAAAGACAACCCGAGTTGAATGAACTATTTCGCACCCTGTTGCAAAACGACACGCCTGCAACGCCCCTACCACTCGACGTAAAACACTCATTCGAGGAATTCCTTTCCAATTCTATAATGTTTCTGGATTTGCAAGAAGTGATAGAACAACAACGGCAACAACACGATACCGAAACCATTGCTCATACTGATACCGCCGAGAGCGAGAAAAAAACGTTTGAAAATTACTCCTTTTTTTTATCGAACCCGAGAAGAAGAAAACATTGGAATCGCTGAAATTGCCATGTGTTTGGTTCTTTGTCAAATAATGTTTGAAGAATATAACAATGGAAACTTCGCCAATTACCCAGGAAGAACGATTGAACTTGAACAAATTGATGCGTGACATGGAAACGATTGACAATACGGAATACATACGGAAGGTCAAACAGAGTGGAAAAATCGCCAAAGATGTATATGTAATTGAACAAATCAAACAAGAAACAATGCAATGGAGGTTCGACGAACCCGAGAGATTCATCGAATTGTGCCAAAGCTCCTGCAAGTTTTTATTCAACAATTATACCGACATTTTCAACAAATTGGTCAAAGACGAACTCAATTTAGAAATAATGAAACAATTTTTGTGGCATTTGTCCATGATTGAAACGGGTCAGATAGACCAACACGAAGGGTCCGTCTTGATTGGTCGTCTCCTCAAAGAATTGTTTTTGGACAGTGCTATACGCCGCGGGAACAAACTAGACGAAGAAAACAAGCACGAAGAACCCGTGAAGGAAGCCGCGATTTCTTGGACAGAATACAAACAACATTATGCCGCGAATTCACACAGCACGTCCGTGACGCGGGCGACCACGGACGAATGAATTGGTTTCTTGAACAATTCCGGGTCGGAACAAATCTCTTCAATCAATCGCAAATCTTGACCAATGTTGCCCGACAAGGCATACATGGTGTCGCCAAAGTAATGATTCGCTAGGGGAGACCCCCAGTACAGGGGTGTGCATTGATATACGAATGGATTCAACAACTTTTCGCTGATGTAATGCCCGCACTGGAAATTTTCAATGGCGATATGAAACATATACGTTTCGTATGGTTCTTTCTCGTCAAATCGTCCGCGGACTCGTGTTTCAATTGGATGGTCCAGCAAGTAACATCCGTTTCCCCAAATGTCTACGGGCAAATTGGCCGCTAAAATGGCATTGGCCAGTCGATGACGATAACGATTCCCCCAAGATGTCTTTTTGTAAGATACCACCATAGAAATGATGTTCGATTTTACCGGTATGGGGGTCAGCGGTGGTGGAATGTGCCACATGTACGAAAATCGAGATACAAAGGGAGGCGGGAATCCATGGGCGTCACCGATGAAATACCGTCCAATGTATTGTTGGGCATACAACACGAATTCTGTGCTAATGTTCAAATAATCGTTGGGTTCAAACGCCAGTCCCAAGACATGTTCTCGGGTCACAGAGGGTTTCAATTCTGGCATGCAAGTATTGATGACAATGGCATGGGTATAATCGTCGTCGCTCGTCCAAACGAAACCATCGCGTTTGTGTTCACGAAAAAGTATCCGGTTCATGACATGTTTGCAATGTTCAGAACTGCAAAAATCGGCAAAAATCCGGATTCTCTTCGTTTTGGGAATATACAAACAAATGAAATTGTGTGTTTATATTCATGTTAACGATGCAAATCACAACCGGAGTCTATCGTGTTCCTCCATATTTTTTATAGGATGACATATCTTGCCGGGGTCGGATGTACCTCTAGTACAACAATTTACCTCACTAAACTCATCCGGAACAATATAGGTGTATTCCTTTTTAAGGGCTAATGTAGTAAATAATACCTCTATAAACGTCAATTTATTATGAGTTTCAACGAATTGTTTTACTTCTTCCAAGACCCTTTTTGATAAACGGCAAATACATTGTAATCCAAGCGCCCAAGACGGGGCAAAATACTGTTTCGCTTGTTCCCAATGGGGCCATCCATCCTGGTTTACATTGCCGTGTTCATTTTTTGCGTAGTGACTACATATCAAATCTGTTGTAGGATATTTGTCGTCTAATACTATTATACTATCCTCGTTTGGAATCTTCGAAAAACCATACATAATCATACCTGGTATTTTGTTCAGAGAAATAAAATAATGCCTTGTCCCATGAAATTGTCTCTTTGGGAATAATATATGATGAATTCCAATACCCCGATTGTATTGCTTCGCTGTCCGCAATATGAATAAAGTGCAACTTTGGATATTTCGTAATATATTGTTGTATTTCATTTGAATGATTGTCTATAATGATATAAATATCATATCTGTGAAAATTGCTTAAAAATCAATATATATATGGTTGACATTTTTGGTCAATAAACAAATTGCGTTTTTACCATTTTTCATTGGCTCACTTATTGAATATGTATTCTAGAATATCATAAATACAAGAGTGATAGTTGCTAAAATAATAAAAATCCACTTCATACAATGGATGGATAGTTATTTTACTGTATGAATATATATAATTCAAATACTTACCCTTTGATGGCGTACAGATTCAAATAAACAATAAATGGTGTTGGTAGAGAGTAGGCAAAATTTGTTATGAAAATATTGCCATTGGAATCAAGGGATGGGGTCCCTAGAAAATTGTACATGGAATATGTGGTTCCATTGGAAATATCGATATTGTTGGCCGTAATAGGCAATGACCATATTGTTTCTCCTGAACCAATGTAATACAAATTGGGAGAACTACCTTGAGAAGAAATCAAAACATTTTGACGTTTGTCCACCACAGGTGTTGTCAAAAGAACTTGTTCAAAAGATTGGCTCCACACTGTATTATTGGTTTGAGGGTCGTACGTATGTAAATTGAACACAGACAATATTGACTTTTCATCTTGATAGTTGTATGCTGATATATAAATGTTATCATCCATATCCACTGCCAAGTTATTACCTAAATATGCTATGTAGTAATTCGGTATACTCGGGCTCGCGTATTGCCATACCGGCATACCAGTTGCTGTATAAAACCCGAGAATCAATACAGTCAAGGGGGTAGTAGTATTAATTCCAGATGTGGTAAACACAACCGTTTCGTCGCTTGACAGGACGGCGTTACTCGTAAAAATATCCAAATACGTTCGAGTCCATTGAACCACCCCTGAAGCATTCACTTTTTGTAAATAACCAATATGACTGCCAATTTCATTTATGTTGGTAATGATGTAGCTATTGTGTTTGCTATCCGCACAAGGCACTGGCGATGTATTGTTTATTATGAATACTTGCCCCGCCAACGAACAAGACCACAATTGATTGCCATTGCTATCTAACAATAATGCGCGGCTCATTTCCAAGACCAGAATACCATTGGCGACAAATATCGGTGACGCTAAGAATTCATTTCCATTGTCGATAAACTTCCATATTCGTTCCCCGTTTACTGAAATACAAAACACACTATTTGTGGTAACAACGTACAATTCACCTTGGGTACCTATAATAGGTGCGGTTCCTAGAATGGATGTTACATCATCCAAGGGAGATGTCCAAATTACTTGTCCAGTATTGTAAAAAGCATACAATGTAGCAGGAATATTGTTATTATATATATTCAAGTAATAGTAGATAATATAAACAGTACCATTTGCAGCAATAATGGGTATTGAACTTGCATAATAATAATCATGGTTCAATCCATAGTAATTATACTTTGAATAATTCCATGCAATATGTGGCAATGACGGTGAGGGCATGAAATGCGACATGTTACGGTTGGTGCTTCCGTAACCAAAGGGTTCTGGCCACGGTGAATTGGGTTGGTCGTCCAAAGGACGCTTATTTGGTTGAATGCGATATTGGTTGGCATAAATACGTTTTTTACGATTCAGTTGAAAACTTGTTGCCCCCACCCCGGAACCCGCGACATAGGGTATATGTAAATTGTGTGGTTGATTGTCAATGGTTTGTTTGTACGTTTTGGAACTACGAGAAATACCTCGTCCTCCCACTTTTCCCAAAACATGATTCATCTATATCTATATATATCATGGATTCATAATGTTTGTTGTCGTTAATTGGACAAATAAAAAATACAAAATAAAAATAAAACATCATAGAATTGAAAATGAAATTTTACGAGACGCATTTTGAAGATTATATTTCTATGGTGGACAAATATAATTTTCATGGCTCTTGTTCCAGTTTGTCGTATTTACCCGCGAAATTGAACGAGTTGCACAATTTGATATTTTATGGTCCCTCTGGTGTCGGCAAATATTCTCAAGTGTTGTACTTGTTGCGCCGATACAGTCCTTCTTTGTTGAAATACGAGAAACGCATGGAACTAGAAACGGACAAACAAGTATATCACTACAAAATGAGCGACATTCATTATGAGGTAGACATGTCGTTGTTGGGTTGCAATTCCAAACAATTGTGGTACGATTTGTTTGTTCAAATTGTAGATATCGTAACCAACAACATCAACAACGAAAAGATTGGCGTCATTGTCTGTAAAAATTTCCACTGCGTGCATCCCGAATTGCTGGATATTTTTTACAGTTACATGCAACATTACCGGAACAATTTGATGTATTCCATTACTTTGCGCTTCATTCTCATTACAGAGAGTGTATCATTTTTGCCCAACAACATACTGAATTCGTGCCAAATTGTATCGTTTGGCCGTCCCCGACGCGAACAATATTTTTGCATCGAAGGTGCGCCAATTGCGTCACCGACTGGTAATGCAGGTCGAAATACCAGTGTATTGAATTCTTTGGACACGAAAGCGATTGTAAATGCCAAAGAAGTGAAAATGCTGCATCACATATCATGTGTCGACCGATTGCCACGCGAATTGTTCGACATTGTCTGCCATTCCTTGATTGAGGATATAGAACGCGCCAACCAAGTCTTTGATTTCAATCTATTTCGTGAAACACTCTACGATTTGCTTGTTTACAATTTGGATGTAATTGAATGCATTTGGTTTATTTTCTCGCACTTTATTACTTCTCGCCAAATTTCTAGCACGGTCATGGGCGAATTGATGGATGAATTGACCGATTTTTTGAAAAAATACAACAACAATTATCGTCCCATTTATCATTTAGAAAGAATATTTTATTCTTTATTAAATAAATTGCATTCCCGGAATGAATGAAGCACGAGCCAGAGTGTTGATGCAATTCGACACACTAGAACCAATATCTCCCGAGAAATGTCGTCAGCAATATCGCAAATTGGCGTTGAAATATCATCCCGACAAGAACAAGTCGCCGCGAGCTCAGGAAGAATTCCAAGAAATTGTGGAAGCCTACGAATATTTGTCATCTAACCCATGTGAACCGTTGATGGATTATTCGAGCACATGTATATCGTTTTTGCGTTCGGTGTGGAGAGAAAATCCCGAAATCAATGAAATTGTGGCTTCTATACTCTCCAAAATAGCACAACTCCCTGTATTGTGTTTGAATGTTCCATTGTTGAAAAAATGTGTAGAACAAATACCCATACATACTTTGAAACGAATTGCCAATATTTTTGAACGATACACCGACGTATTTGGTCTTACGCGCGAATTCATCCAAAGTATCCAAAGCATTATAGAAGAGGTGGAATCTCGCGAACGGGTCATTTGCATCTACCCTTGCATTGACGACGTGTTGGATGGCAAAGTCTTTGCGTGGAAGCGCAACGACATCAACTATATTGTTCCGTTGTGGCACGATGAAATGACGTTTGATGTTGACGACGAAGAAGTGCAAGAAATTCGTGTGCGGTGTCTCCCGATTGTACCGGAGAACGTGAACATTGAAGGTAGCACTATACACGTGGTGTTGAAATTCAAGAAGGATGAATTGGGTAAATTGCTCAATCAAAATGAAATCGAATTTTATTTGGGCGAAAAACGGTTCGCAATGGAGAGGAGACTGTTGCGACTGGATACGTTCCAGACGCATGAACTCAAACAGTGTGGTCTTCCTCTTGTCAACAAACACGACCCGTTGAAGATTGACCGGCGCGGGGATATTTTGGTTTCCATATGCTTCATTTGATTCGGGCCCCATTTTTATTTCAAAATATAATCACTTGTTTTGCAACTTTTAACATTTCAAACGCCGATTCAATCCATCTTCTCTGGATGGGCTTTCAACAAAGGAATCGCATTCGGAAATTTTAATATTTTAATTTATATAACAATATTTAATTATATCTCCATTTCTATTCATTAACAAATACCATTTATCAATATCATTATCTTTAGAATTTGTTATTTCTATAATAATTCTATAATTTTTTGTTATTTTATTTTTTTTTAAACTTAACACTTTTACAAATGCAACCGTGGTTCGACACCCAACTGCACGTCGTGCATTTCAATTATGGATATTTTGATATGCCCGACGGTACTGTGCCCTATGGCGATTCGCATTTCACATTTGTGGTCAAACACGGTTCGGTTTATAATTCAAGAGGTGGGTTCATTGGAAGTGGAACCTATATTGTAGGTTCAGGCGGGACTAAATTGACCAATGCGTTTCGTCTTCATGAAGATGGGGGATATTGCCATTTTTTCTGGTATGATGATTTAGTTTTTGGTTCTCATAGTGCCAATCCGAGCACAGTGGCCGTCCAATACGATGGGACAACGCGCAAAGGATGGGTAAACAATACATTGATTAAACAAGACAATACCTCCCAAAGGAATTCAACAATTTACAACAATACAATTGGTAGAACTGACCCGTTTTTTTCTCAGGATTTGTACGGAGACTTGTATTGTGTGTTTATTTTCTCTACTTCCTTGTCGACCAACGATTTGACCTCTTTGTATACGTTTGCCATTTAATTCGGTTTGTATACACTTATATACATGAAAATGAACATTCCCAACATCCCGGTAGAAAATGCAATACACGTTTGTACTGCGTTGTCATAAATCATGGAACTGTCCCATTGTCGTTTTTGACTCTCGTTGTTGGTATTGATTATTTCTATAGCTTGTTCTCCCAATTCACGATTGTAACACAATTTTTCATTCATGCAATCGATGGTTTTGTCGTCGATGGAGCAAGGGTTTTGTGATTTCAATTCTTGGCAATTCAATTTGGGGAGCGTTGAGGAAAATTTGGAATAAATAAAATCTGACTTTTTGAATCCTAAAAAATAGTCGTACGACGCATCCGTATATTGTTCATAATTGTTCAAACTCATTTATATATTCTTACTGTATTTTTCTTTCGTCTTCCGGTATCGTGATGTTCGGGAAATCGTTATTTTATTGCGTGCGTAAAATTGATTAGATAGAAATGTTAAAAAAGGTCGGTCAAACAATGTCCCAAATATTGATAAATGAGCTTTTTACAAAACATTATAAAAAAATATGCTGGTATTACTTGTCTGAAAATCCGAATGCGATACATTTGTTGGAAGCCCGTCCAGAGAAGATACATTGGGAAATGTTGAGCAAAAATCCGAATGCAATTCCTTTGTTGGAAGCGAATCTAGAGAAAATAGATTGGTATCATTTGAGTATAAATCCAAATGCGATTCCTTTGTTGGAAGCCAATCAACGAAAAATAAATTGGAAAATGTTATCTGCAAATCCAAATGCTATTCCTTTGTTGGAAGCCCATCCAGAGAACATACATTGGGTTAATTTATCCGGAAATCCAAATGCGATTCCTTTGTTGGAAGCCAATCCAGAGAAGATAGATTGGATTGGTTTGTCTGCAAATCCAAATGCAATACCTCTGTTGGAAGCGAATCCAGAGAAGATAGATTGGGATTATTTATCTGAAAACCCCAATGCAATCCATCTCTTGGAAGAGAACTCGAATAATATAAATTGGCATTGTTTATCTGGAAATCCAAATGCAATGCCTATGTTGGAAGCCCATCCAGAGAAAATAAATTGGTTTGATTTATCTGAAAATCCAAATGCAATACCTCTGTTGGAAGCCCATCCAGAGAACATACATTGGGAACTGTTGAGCAAAAATCCGAATGCGCTTCATTTGTTGGAAGCGAATCCGAAGAAAATAAATTGGTATCATTTGAGTATAAATCAAAATGCGATTCCTTTGTTGGAAGCTAATTTAAATAAAATATATTGGTGGCGTCTATGTTTAAATCCAAGTATCTTTGAAATGGGTTATTTTGAAACAAGTGATTATATTTTGAAATAACTGTATTCCTTTGTTGGAAGGTGCAACAAAGGCGTTTTCAAACGTATTCTTCTTCCGTCAATTCATTGTCGCAATTGTAATACATACTCAATAGAGATGAGGGTGTCGTTTTTTTGGTATGCAAGATGACTTCGTTCTCTTCGTGGTCATCGTCGCTATCCATGGCGTCGTCATCGTCGTCGTCGTCGTCATCTTCGTCTACTACAAACCCATCCTTTTTGTATCCTCCTTGCTTTGTCCTGGGGCATTCGTCTTCTACCGTATCCTCGTCGACGTCGTCTTCTGTATCCTCATACAACTCTTCAAACCCACCATACAAATACTCGTAAATGTTGTCCCATTCATTGATGGATAGGTCCATCAATGTCGAATCGTCGAGATTGATGCGAACCAAAATACAGGACCCAAAAAACAATACATTGTCCACTGGAGGGGGAAATTCATACTTGTTTTCTTGATTGGCTCGTCCCGTCGTTTTGCCGTACAACCCAATTTTGTAATTCTCATCAAACAAGGATACTTTCCAACTGTGCACCAATTCAAAATTGTCCGCCGTTTTGTATCCCGCCTTTTTCGCTAAATTGTGCAAATCACTGACGGTGGTTGTGGTTTTCGATTCTTTGATTTGACCGGTTTTGTCAACAACTAACAACTGTGGCATCCGATATAAGTTGTCAATTGTGAGGTTTTTATATCCCTTTCTTGGGCGGTAAAAATTGAACCAACCCAAACAAACAATAAAATAAACGTAAACACTATATACATTTCAAAAGATGTCATCCTATAGAATCACGACCTTGTACAATTCGCGCATTCATATTTTGGAATTGCTGGAAATGGAAGGATTTCAAGTAGAAGATTATCAAGGATTCAACACCAAAGAAATTGATGCCATGTTCAAACACAACCAATTGGACATGCTGGTGTCGCGCAAGAATACGGAACAAATCTATGTGAAATATTTACTTGATAAACCGCTACGCAAGGATAACTTGAACAATATAGTGGAAGATTTGTTCGAAAATCCTCACATGAATACAAACGCACCGTTGTTGGCGAAAACCGACACTTTGGTGGTAATCATTGAAGACGAACCCAACGAAACCAACGTCAACCATTGCCGTACGTTGTTTGACCGCGATGGCATCTTTGTCGTGGTTTTCAATATACGGCGGTTGCAGTTCAATGTACGCAAACACAGTTTGAATCCCCAGATTCGTATTTTAACCACACAAGAAATGAACGAATTGAAACAGACGATGAAAATAACGGATTGGAGTCAACTGCCGGAAATTTCGCGATTCGACCCCCTGGCCATGTCCATCTTCTTGAAACCGGGGCAGATTCTGCATATTGACCGCGACAGTCCTGTGTCTATTAGTAGTATTTATTATCGTTATTGTGTATAATTCTCTGCGCCGCGTTATCTTTAGACAAAATATAAACCGAATTGTCCATACAATCTATGACCACCACCAAAGAATGGTTGGACGAGTTGTTGGACAAACGAACGGTGGCGTCGTCGTCTCTCGGTTGTTACAACAATACAAAAACAATGGAGCAAATAACTATCGAATTGAAAACAATCCTGGACGAATTGACCACCGCGGAAGAAGCGGAAGCAATTGTTGCGAAATTGGGGGGATTTTATCACGTGGATTTTGTGTATCAATTGAATCCCGGACGGTTTTATCGCTGGGTCCTTGTGCCGCCTCCACCTCCGAGGAAACTGAAATTGGAAAACGGAGGTATATTGGTGGACGTAAAAATATTGGACAAGGGCATTCATTTGTTGTTCAAATGTGGACGCAATTATTTTCATCGTGTGCCATTGGACAATGCAATTTTTTTCCAAAAAATGACTGTCGACGAACAAATATATATGATGATTCCTTTTTCTCAGGAGAATTTATAGAATGAAAAAAACTTTTTCAGGACAAGTGATTTTTTTATCGGTTATGTTTCTGGTGGTTTTGATATTAGCCGCTTTGCTGCCTTTCCAATGGACCAGTAAAATCGATGGATTTACCCCTTCTTCCAAAATGGTCAATTACGCGTCCGTAGGAGGACAACCCGTGGACACACTGAACAACCATTTGTTGTCTACTGATGCGTCTTGTACGCGCACCATAGGTGGATTACACTGCAATGGTGGTGACAATGCCTCAGTGGGGGGAATCGACGTGTTTTATGGTCTTAGTAGTGACATGTCTTGTGGGCCTTCGAATCTTACCAAATCCGGGGGAAACGTGTGTTTGGACCCGACCACTACACAATTGTTGACGTCTCGTGGAGGTAATTTCAAATAAATGGTAATTTTCAAATAAATAAATTTATATAAAGACGAACTACGTACTACAAGAAAAATAACATGTTTGAAGAAAACAATTTGCTGACGCCGGTATTGTTGACGCAGGTAAAGGTCGACGATAAAAACGACGCATTCAATTTGATTGTGAACTTTATTCATTTAGCGCAAAAACGCGGGGCGTTTACGTTGCACGAATCGGCAAAAATCTCTTCATGTTTGGACCTGTTCGTCGCGTTCGAGCCAAAAAATTGAAAAAACATCATATAAAAATTATTTATCACTGATTATAAAAATGAACCCCATCATTGAAGTTATCCAAGATGAAATCGATACACTTAAATTCACGCTGAAACGGGTAGATGTATCCGTCGCCAATGCATTGCGTAAAACCGCAATTGCGGATATTCCATCCGTCGTCTTTGATGTGGACAATCCTGTCTCGTGTATATTCTACAAAAATAATACTAGATTTCACAATGAAATTTTGAAGGAGCGTTTGCGTGCCATACCGTTGCATGTTACACACGATTTGGAACAATGGGCAGCGAATCATTATGTTGAAATTGACATCCAGAATGAAATCAACGAATACTGTTATGTTACTACTGCTCAGTTTAAAATCAAACGGACGAGCGACGATAGTGAATTGAGTGAGGACGAGAGAAACACCATCTTTCCCAAGAATAAATTTCAAAATTACATTGATTTCGCACGTTTGGCGCCATTTGTGCACGAAAACATTGTGGCCGAAGGTATTCATTTGCGTTGCGGGTTCATGGTTTCCACGGCGAGAACAAACGGATGTTTTTCCATGGTGTCCAAGTGTTCCTACGAAAATACGCGCGATTTGAACAAAATTTCAGACGAATGGAATCGGCGTGAACAAGCTATGCGGAAAGAAGGACACGCGGAAGAAAGAATTGAATTTGAAAAGCGCGATTTTTATTGTTTGGACGCTCAACGTCATTACGTACCGCGCAGTTTTGATTTCATTGTGGAGACAATAGGTGTGTATACCAACATAGAGATTGTCAGAACGTCGTGTATTGTTTTACAACATTTGTGTGTCGAATTGACCGAACTGTTGCGAGAATCACCGGAAAGTGTTTTATTTTTAAGCGGTTCGGTCAAGGATTATTCAACAATGGAGAATTCCTATGATGTTTTGTTGCCCAATCACATGGCCAATTTAGGGGCGGTTTTGAATGATTTGTTGTTTTCCAACTACTTTTCTTCGGACGGAAAAAAAACGCAAACGGGAAACAATATAGAAATGACATATTGCAGTTTCAAAAAAATTCATCCTCACGATACTTACTACACTCTCCGTGTTGCGTTTTCTGGGGGCGGTATAGAAGATGTCAAACTGGCTTTGACCTCCGTTGTGATTGAAGCGGGACACATCTTTGAAAAATTACACAAATTGGTGTCTCCTTAATTTCCATGTGTTGTTTCAGAGGCATCGTCCACGCCGACGGTCGGACAAGTGGAGGAGGAAGAGGATATTATTCCTTTGCCAATGACACGTGGGTTGTTTCTGTGTTCCAAAATGTCTTCTGTTTTGTAGACATTTTGGAAAGTGTCGACATAATACAAGATACCTTTTATGTTTACGACGCATACTTGTATTGATTTTGTAGGAACCATATGCAGATGTGTTTCATCTATGAATTTCAAAATATTGTCGATGGTTGCGTTGTAGTCGCTGTCCTGGGTTTTCAATTGGTTTATTTTTTGGCGTATTTCCTTTTTGAATGTTTTTGTGTCCATGTTTGTTGTACAGAGTTGGGGTCATATCTTTCAATTTTTATTTGCGAAACACTATATTCTCGCGTACAATATCCTCGCGATTTGCTTTCAGGAAATTCTGCAATTCCAACGCCCGTTCTTCGTCCCCTTGATGGTATTTCAACAACAATTGCAACAAATATGTTTGAGACAGTGGTTTTTTAATATTTTGTCGTTTGTATTGCAGATTGCCGTCTTTTATTGCGAAACAATCAATTCCGTGCATTTTCATGATTTCAATGATAGCGGCGGTGTTTTGCTTTTTTTCGTTTTTGCGTAAATTTAGTTCTTTTTGTAGAATTCGTATTTCATTGTCGCATTTTATCCAATGTTTGATTGTTTCAATCATGGTGTCGGGTATGGGAAACGACATTGCGAATTCTTTTTCGTAGTCTATAATATAACTGTCGATTTGAATGTTTTTTACACCTTCCACACGACGAACCAGAGAACCCACGGGACAATTTTCAATGAGTTTTCCTGTATCGCAACCACCCCAATCGCAATCACCCCATACCACTATAGCAACGGCAACACCCAAGAGTGCGAAACCCATGAAATGGGGAGAACCAACGTGGTTTTTATTTCATACATTGTCGCAAAAAATAAAGGAAGAATCGTTCCCTCAAGTCAAACAGGAATTGTTGGATATATTCTTTTTGATTTGTCGCAATCTTCCTTGTCCAACTTGTGCCGAACACGCCACCCAATACATGCAGAAAATAAATTTTGCGAGAATACAAACAAAACAACAATTGATTGAATTGTTTTATCAATTCCACAATACAGTGAATGCGCGAAAGGGATATCCTATTTTTCCGCGTGGCGATTTGGAAGCCAAATACGAAAGGGCCAACACCATAGAAATCATCAAACAGTTTCTCTCGGCATTCCGCGACAAGGGTACCAGCATCAAAAACATTGCCCATGATTTTTTTCGACAACGTGCGTTTCAACAAATACGCGATTGGTTGACTGTCAATTATCAACATTTCTTACAATGACCTCGTGTCGGTGCAAACGAATGTTTGCATGGAAGGCCGTGTACACACGGTGCGATTGCTCAGCCCATTGAAATACTGCAAATTCACTGCCCCTGACGAATCAATGATTTTGGCCCAGGAGTAACCCCATCCAGAGCCAATGATGGTCGAGATGGATATCCCTATCCAAGTGTTGCAATTGTTGTACGAATTCCATATGATATCAGTAACAATCAGCAATGCAAACAATATAACGGTTATTACATTTTGAATCCACAGGCCATATTTGTGAATGATAAATAACAAATAAAAAAACGTGTATGTATAAACGACTTGACTCAATGGTGCATGAGGTGACAAACGACTTCCCAATTCTCCTTCACCCGCCAGAGAAATGATTTCGCATCGTTCCTTTACTCCACCATTTTTTAATTCATCAGTATTAAAACTTGTGTCCCCCAAAAGTTTCTTGAAAAAATTGGCTGACAATACTGTGGCAATTGCCGCAATAAACAGCCCAGCCAAATAAAATACACCCTTTACATCCATAGAAAAAATGGACGACAATACAAAATAAGACGGCAATATAATGGGAAACAAACGGAACAACAAATATATTATTTTTTTCAAATCTAAATTGTACAATTGGGGAGAAGGCGGCATTTTCTTTATAATCATGTGTCAAAATATTATTTGTTGGATTCTATGATTCTAGATTCTTCAATTCCTTCGTCGTTGTTGTGCATCACCCGGTTTTCCTTTATTTTCAAACATTCCTTGTCAATCATTTTGTATATTTGCATGCAGTGGTATTCATCGGCGGTGTTATTTAACCGACTGCATTCGGATTTGATGTATTCTTTGAATCTCGACATTCCTTGATACTTTTCTTCCCACTTCTTACGACTCTCCATGTTTTCTTGTCTTGTATAATTTTTTATAATGTTATAAATTAAAACATTATACACGGATTTCAATTTTTGATTGGTTGAATCAAAACAATTGAAAGATTTGCAAACCTAAAAGGACAGCCAAGAGTACCCAAGAGGCCGCGGGGTAGTTCAAGTAACACGCGGTTTGCATTGCCGCTGACCATACCAGTGTCCAAAGAATGTTCCACACGGTCAACCCCATAGTTATTGTTAAAAACAACAGTTCAATGACAAAATACACGATTGCTGGCAAACATAACCACATGGTGAACGAGATAATATACATGGATAAAAAAGTGAATCCACAAAACAATAATAAATAGAAATGAGGAAAACACTATAGATTGTCGTAAAATATGGGAATCCCGGCATATTTCTCGCATATTCTCTCCAAACATACCGAAATCACTAAAACATTGGCGGACCTTCATGCGCATCGGTTCCATTGGTTGTTGATGGATTGCAATTCCATCATCTATGATGTTGTTCGCGAGAATGCGGGTTGCACTGAACATTCCATCATTGTTCGTCTAGTGATTGCCAAAATACGCGAATATATCATTCTCTTCGCGCCGGAACATTGCACCGTTGTCGTCTTTGATGGAGTCGCTCCCCGCGCTAAAATGGAGCAGCAGCGGGAGCGGCGGTTCAAAAATCATCTGTTTGCGGATTCGACAACGACGCAGGATGGACATTTTTCAACAGTTCAAATCACTCCGGGCACTCCCTTCATGATTCTCTTGAGTGAAACGGTGAAACGGGAATTCGCAAATGACAAAAACATTGTATGTTCGACCGCGGATGAACCCGGTGAAGGGGAGCAGAAACTGTTTGAAATGATTCGTAAGACCCCTACCTTACGCAATTTCGATATTGCCGTATACGGATTGGATGCGGACCTGATTATGTTGTCCTTGTTCCATTTGAAATTCGTGCATAATATTTTTGTGTGTCGCGAGAAACCCACGGAGAGAAACAAAATAGAAAAAAAGGAAAACCGTGGGCTCGAAAAAAAACAAATATTGTGCATGAATATTTACAAATTGTCGCGGTCGTTGTGGCCTATGCCCATTGAAGATTATATATTGGTGTGTTTTTTTCTAGGCAACGATTTTTTACCGCATTTCCCGTCTCTCAATTTGAGAACCCAAGGTCTCGAACGAATCTTGGATGCGTATCACACCGTTCCGCGGCAATTGGTCCGGAAATGTGGCCGGGGGTATGCGATTGTATGGGACCAGGTATGGCAATTGGTCAACGCATTGGCCGACAAGGAAGAGGAGTTTCTTATCCAGGAAATGGCATTTCGAGAGAAATGGGAGACCACTGAGAAACATCGATTGATACAGACAAACGCCTCTCTCGAAGAATGGAAAAATTCGGCGCCCGTCTTGTTTCGCCAAACGGAACACTATATTGCTCCTTGCACCCCGGCCTGGCGAGAACGATATTATCAATCTCTGTTTCCGCGAGATACTCCCGTAGATGATATTGTGAATCAATATATCCAAGGGTTGGAATGGGTGTTGCATTATTACACCGTCGGATGTCCCGATACGGAATGGTCGTACTCGTATTCTTATCCTCCTTTGCTGAGAGACTTGGCGGAAGGGTTAAAACATTACAACCGTCTTCGACCCATAAATAGGAGAAACAAACACTATACCACACCGCAAGACCAATTGAAGTACGTGGTCCCTCCACCGTTGTACTCAATCGTGGGGTTGACACCAAGTGCGGAACAATTGGACCGCAGTACGATTTCGTTGAATTGGTCCTTTTGTCGGTATTTGTGGGAGGCTCACTTGCATTGTGAAAATACATGAAATACTACATTTTTCCTATAAAATTCATACCTATTTTGGGTCGGTTTTTAGCGTTAGCGAGAAAGGTATGATGGTGTCCAAAAGGATGAGACCCTTTACGCAAATCGTGCACCCACGTTGATGCTCGGTCTTCTTCCGTCCCCGTATTGAACTCCAATACTTGAATGAATTCTTCGACATTGTCGTTTTGGCGCTGTTCGTCCCACCGAATCACTAAACCAGATATCGACGAAACCCCTTCGGCGGTTTTTTCCAAATAACGATTGAATTCCTGTTTGTTGACTGTTCTCTCCAATCCATCCTTCATTTGCAATATATTTTTATCCATCAGTGGGTAAAACTGACTGCGGTCAATACGCAACCCTGCATTTGATACCCGAATTTGGAACAAATTGTCTTCGTAACCCCACGCCCAGAAATTAGGAAACCCGTTGGTTGCTTCAAAATCGCCACCCACAATAGAAACAATTCCACCCAAGGCAAATTGAAACCCGTAAAAATGCTTCACTGTCCCTGGGACAGTTTCGTAATTTAAAAACCCGCGTGTGTACGGCATAGTATCGACGTCGTTGAACACCAAAGTAATATTTCTATAATGTTTGGGATACTTTTGCTTTACGGCAATGAATCCAATGTTTTTCATTGCACCGCGATTGAACGAGCGCGTATCCATTTGATGTACAAATACAATTTGGGTGTACCCTTCCGGATAATTCGAGAGAACATATTTCATATGGCGACTGAAAAACTGTCGTTGTTGCTCTCGGTCTCGATAGGGCACAATGAATACTATTTGTGGAATGGTCGTCGTCATATATTTTACGCCACAATTTTATTTTATACGCTGAAACCATTTTTTATTGAGTTTGAGAGAACATTGTTTCAATTGTGTGCAATAATTGGGATATCCTAATTTGTCCTTGATTGTATACCCAGGAACGGGTACGGAATACGCCAATGCGTCGGCAACTGCAGCACCATAGGCTTCGCGATAGGCGTATCCATTGTTTGTAATCGTGTCGTATCGTTTGCGCGTGATGTAATTCGATGCCGTGACTCCACCTTGATGGGCAAAACGCGGATTGGACGGTTTGTAATACAACGACACAAAGGATGGGTTGAGGTTTCCCGTCGTACTGGCCACAATGATTTGCGTTGTGTCGAGAGAAGATACGGATGGATACGTTCCTGGCGAAAATCCCAAACTGTCTATGTTTGCATTCGACAATACAATTTGTGGGATATTTTGGGTGAATGTGGGAGACCCACCCGCATAAGTAAAGGGAGGACTAGGAAACAAAGACAAGGGAACTACTTGCATCTCTACAAGTCCTTGCAATGTATTGTACGAAAACTGCATCAAAAAATACGGGACTGCCTGGTTTGTAAAATAATGACCGTTGTTGTATTGAATCAAACGAAACGCATGATTGAAGGAATCAATGTCGTAGTAACCATCGGGCAAGGTCACTGTGTACGAAACGCCATCCAACCAAATATAACTAAATGTATTGTTGCCCAAGTCCGACCGTATCAATTCCTTTTTGCAATGAGAAAGACCCTGTGGAGAATAAATATTCGTTTTTGTTATGTTGTTGCCGGGTTTGTCCGTGGAAATACCCTTCCGGATATACGCATAATTGTTTTGTTCTACAGTGCGATTTCTAGACACCAAATATTGCCGATTGTCCGTGAAATAGACAGGGTCAGGTGTTTCCGGCGTCGAAGGTTGATATCTCTTCACAACCATACCCGAACTGCGTACTCGTCGTCGAGCATTCCATTGCTGTGAAAAACACGCAGTTGTTTCGGAACAGTCCAATGTACCCCAACGGTTGGCCTCCACGTGTTTGACATCCATGGTTTGCGGCGTTCCGTTCCCACACCTTGCGTAATGAGTGTCGGTATACAACAGCAAACCGCCAGGCGAATTAGCTAAATCGATAGTGACCGATTTACGCCCCCCACTCCCAACGCCACTGGAAGTATTCACCACTCTCTCGCGCCGATACAATCGTTTCAAAGGTCGTGCTTTAAACAATATAGAACCTGTAGTGTTTTCGTTCGTGTCCATCATGGGACGCCATTGGCAATCCAGGGAATAAAATGTCTTGGGTTTCCAAGAAACGATTGGTATTCGGGTTGACAATTTGTTGGTTACTGACAGAATTTCATTGGACATGATATATATATGGGCACCTTTTTTATTTCGTTTCGGAATCAACTTTTTTCACGATTTGATGTTTTACAATGTCGCAGGACTGTTTGAACCGTCCGTGATACATGGAACGACGATGCAAATTGCATTCCAAACAAGATACCACAATATTGTCTCGATTGTGCCCATATGCGTTGTTGATTCTGTCCAAAGTCCATTGTTCTCTCTCGCGAACATTGTCGTACAACAAGTTCACCGGTTCCCCACAATAATAACATTTCAATCGCGAATCCTTCAATGCCGCGAGAATGTCCTTCAATTGGACAAACTTTTCCTGGTCGTAAATGCCTTTTTTCTCATCTTGGTATTTGTATGAATGGCGCTTAATTCGCAGTTGTTGCAAAATATTGCATTGTTCGCGGGTCTCGCTTCCCTGGGTCAACAACGATTCCACCATGGTGTATTGCGACTCAACGGAAACATTCGCCACCCACCGCGGCAATTGAGTAACTTTGCGTTTGCGTGGTTGCGGCGTCGTTGGTGTCGGTGTCTCGTCGGACAACCAAACCAATTTGGTTGAATTCATGTTGTATATATATTGAATGGATTGAAATCAATGTCACGGGCCGTAACCATATCCCCATATATCATCATAGATTTCCTTTCGTCGATGTTCTTGCTCCATTTCTTCTATTGTGGCTTCTATATGTTCAATTAGTTTTCTGAACGTTGTTTCGTCGTACAAACCGTGTTTCAATTGTTGGATTTGTTGTTTCAATAGTTTCCAATTCATTGATATTCATTGGATAAAACATGTCTTTATTTGTATTGATGGGTGAAAGAAATGTCATCAACTATATATATAATTTCCCTCATTCCATGATTTTATTTGTACTGTTGTTTATTTTCATTATTTTGTTGTATTTGTGTTTTCATATACTCAAAAAAAACGGATTTCGATGGAACGACAACATAACAATCAATGAATTTAGAATAAACACCTACGAAGGATACAGCAATTTCAACGATTGGATGAGAGAAGAATCTTATTTGAAAACATTGGAAAAAGACCACAAAGAGGTGCACTTCCCGTACCGATACACACAAGACGAAAAGGGTAATATTCTGCCCTTGGTAATGGTGACTGGATTTTTTCGTGATGACCTAGAGAGACAACGATTCGACGAATACATCAACAATGGTGTCAAAGTTATAGGCGTTACTGCGTACAAAACATTTCCCAAACCCATTACAGACGTCACTGGCGACAGCGATTCGTCAAACGACACATTCGATTATTACAACAAAATACAAAATTGGCTGTGTTGCTTTGACAAACCCAAAAATTACGGATTCACTGCCAATCATCAATTGGCCAACATAAGTGAATCTGACTTCTACGACGCCGAACAGGAAGCCAGAAAAAACAAGAAATACGACCTGATTTATATTTGTTTGGATGACACAGATATTGAGAATTGTCCCATGCACGGATGGAACGCAATCAATCGCAATTTCAAACTGGCCCTGGCATGTTTTCCAATTCTCATTCACGAGATGAAATTGCGTGTCCTCGTCATTGGAAGGCAAAATTGTGGCCTGGAAAAACTATACGGCGACCGCATTACCGTCATGGGATTTCTACCATGGGACGATTTCCAGGAAAAATTGCGCGAATCTAGCATTTTGTTTGTCCCCAACATCTATGATGCTTCTCCCCGCGTGATTGCCGAGGCATTGACCAAAGGTTTGCCCGTCTTGATGAATCGTTCCATAGTATGTGGGTCCAAATACGTGGTTCCCGAAACCGGAGAATTGTTCACAGACGAGAATGACATTCGATGGTCGATTCAATCGTTGCTGACAAGATTGCCCACCATGGATACGATTGGCTGGTGGAAACAACATTACAGTCGCAAAAAATCAGGGGAAAAATTACACAAAATTATTGAATCGTGGTATCCCGGGTTTTTGCCATCGACTGTTCGCGAGATTTATTTCCGGTTATGAAACCAGCATAAAAATAAACAAACAAACCAACCAACCACACACATGAACATTTGTTTGAACGAAACCAATTTCTCCCTGGACAATTTGCAATTCCTGGAAACAAAACACAATATGATTATGAACGGTTTGTTCACGAAAATCATTTACTCTGAACATACATTTACAATGAATGGGATTTATCTGCTCTTTCCCATACAATTGGATTCCATCAAAAACAATGTGGCCTATTTTGATATCAAGGACGAATTCAACCAACATTGTATCAGGCGGTTTTCCGATTTGGAAGATAACATTCTAACGTATTACAAGGATTTTTTTTATCGCCATGACAACAAAATTGTCACCCATTTGTCCAAACAATTGCGATGCGGATACTTCAAATTGAATCATCACACGCATGAACCATTCACGTTTTCAATCGACAAACCTTGCCTTCTCAAGATTGCTGGTGTTTGGTTGAACGGAGAAAACCTTGGATTGACCTACAAATTTCTACAATGCGACCTGTTCGTGTAATGAAAATATAATAAATAGTATGTGATTCTTATACTATATATTATATATCTTATATGACATTGACCTGGGTTTGTGTTGTCTCGTCGTTTGCCTTGATGGTGTCATCCTTGAATCCACTGAATCATTGGTATTGTGTTGATTTGAAGGAAAACATGAATCCACATAAACCCCTGGCAGTCCAAGTGGGCGACATTCCGTTGGTGATTTGGAAGGACCCTACCAAAAACGAGTATACTTCTACGATTAACATTTGTCCGCATATGGCATCCAAATTGGACAATGCGAAAATATTGAACAATGGTTGTCTGCAGTGTCAGTACCATGGCCTCGAATTATCCAAACAACATAGGTTTGGCCATCTCGTAGAAATGCAAGATAAATTGTATTGGTCCTATCGTGAGCCAGTTAATTCTCTGCCTCGGGTTCCCTTCTACGAGAACAAACAATTTGTTCATTCCCATATAGTGATTGATATGGAAGCATCTCTTCCGGATTGTGCGTTGAATACTATGGACACTCGACATCCAGAATTCGTACACAATGGGTTATTTGGGTTCGGCAGTTCCAACGAACCGTTGTTCCTGAAGCACTACAGTTGGTTGAATACGTCTCTGCCCTTCCCGTACTTGAGAAACAGCGTAGGATTGAAATTCGATTATTTGTCGAATCCAATAGTTCGTCAACAAGTAAGAAAGACGAACAATTTTCATATGTTGAATTTCCCATTGTTCAGTTGGTCTCGCGTCTCGTTCATGGGCGGCGAAAATAAGGCATTCGGTATTCGTTACGGGGGGAGAACATCACTCAATATGCATTTGATTATTTCCGTGGATTTTTTGCCATTGTCGCCCCAAAGGACGAGATGGTTCGTTACAATATGTCACAATTATTACACAGACACCAAAGGCAAAATTATCATGAATATGTTGGCGCGGAAAATTTTACTGGACGATTTCAATCAAATGCGCAACCAAAGCCCGGAATCGGAGTTGAAACGGAAATTGATGTTTCGACATCGGTATCCCGACGAAACTACATTAGTAACACTGAAAGACAAATACAATCGAGAATATATTTTTCCTACACTTGATTACGTCTACGAACAAATCAATTGAATTTTACGACAATATTGACATGTTCCTTTTTCAATGTCTTCACTGCCGAAATACTCAACTCGTGTCGTCTCTTGCGTGTTTTGTTGTCGCGTTCTACATTGTCCTCCCTCGGCCATTTTTTGCTTTGAATGGGACTATTTCTATTTTTCATGTCCGTCAATATGTCGTCGTAATGTTCGTCGATATAATCAATGACATGATTGTCAATGGCCCATTTGAAACAATTCAATTGGGCTATCGTAGTCTCCAAATACAATGAATTTTCCTTGTCATACAAAATAGAAATTCGTTGATGTCTACAAAATATATCAAATCGTTTTTTGTTGAAACTCTTCAATTTATTTTTGTATTGGTCATGCACCTTGAAACGTATTGTCTCACCATTCGACATGGTTACGGGATACACTGTATAATAGAATTTGGAATAATTCGTAATGAACCAATCAATGATGCGCAACGAAATGTGATGCTCACCTTTGATGATGGCCACTATTTTGTTCAAATTGTCTTCATTGTAAAATTCCAACAAATTTTTAAGCAACACCTTATTTTGGGTGTCACCTTCTGTCGCAATTAAAGTCATATAACACATGAATATTTCATCGTTTATATCATTTTCTTTAACTCGTGGCGTTAGGCGGGGGTAAATGACGGTCGACGGAACCGTTGAATACGCGATTGAATAACAAGGCATAGAAATAATGGTTGGCACTTTTGAAATAGTGAACCAACGTTGAACAAACAAACGGAAACAGGAAAAACACTATAGAAATGATTACGCGGGTCACCAGGAACAAGGAACTGGGTCTCAAGAAAAAAACGTATTGTAATATCGCAAACACAATAAAATACAACCAAAACAAAATATTGTTGTAGAAATTAAGCGTTTCGTACAATTTGTTGTTCCGGTCCGCAATTTTATTGTATGCTTTGTATCGTTGTTGCGTTTCTCCGATTTTTTTTGTTAGAAAATCATTTTGGTTTTGCAAATCATAAATAATATAACTGTTGTATGAAGCCGCTGTCATTGACATATACTATTTTTATACATATTAATTGCTTGGTAATACACATTGTGCAATATTGGGATTCCATACAGTTCCTTGAGCGCAGCAATCGGAATCGAAACATATGTAATTTGAACCGGAATTTCCTGAACCTAAACCTATTCTCGATGCTTGAGACGATGGGGGGGTAGTGTTCAACGCTGGTGGCGCATAGTCATATTCGGCGAAATCCATGTTCCATCGTATTAGACTGTCGTAATATCTTCTCGCCGACAGTATGACCCCAATCGACAATACAACAATGCATATGGCAACGACAACCATTATAGAAATGGAGGACGCCAAAACATAAATGTATACGATTATCACCAAGAGACAAACCAACAATGAAATCACAACAATAGCTAATATATAATTCATGGATTCTTCCCATTCTCGACGACTTTCTTCCAATTGTATACGTCGTTTCTCAGTCGTTTCCATTTGTTGCAAGGCTTGTTCGTGGGTTTTGTGGATTAAAATGTTGTGCACAATATCATTGAATTTATTCGAATAAGGGGGAAAGGTGGGACCATTGTACCTCGGGGGTGTAGTTCTGGTGTACCTCGGGGATGTAGTGCTCATGTACCCCGGGGATGTAGTGCTGGTGGTGGCGTAGCTCGGGGATGTAGTGCTGGTGGTGGCGTAGCTCGGGGATGTAGTGGCGTAGCTCGGGGATGTAGTGGCGTAGCTTGGGGACGTGGTGGCGTAACTCGGGGATGTAGTGCTGGTGGTGGCGTAGCTTGGGGACGTGGTGGCGTAGCTCGGGGACGTGGTGGCGTAGCTCGGGGATGTAGTGCTGGTGGTGGCGTAGCTCGGGGACGTGGTGGCGTAGCTCGGGGATGTAGTGCTGGTGGTGGCGTAGCTTGGGGACGTGGTGGCGTAGCTCGGGGATGTAGTGCTGGTGGTGGCGTAGCTCGGGGATGTAGTGCTGGTGGTGGCGTAGCTTGGGG